GTGTGGTTGAGCCTGGAACTTTCTCTCAGCTTGTGTTCACTCTGGCATTGACTGGTACTGGCACCCCTGCTCCTAACGCGGGAACCTTGTATCTGACTGCTCGATACAAGCAGCTTGATCCCAACATCGGAACCACCACGACCTACCCCTACGGTAACTTCGACTGATTGATTGGGGGCTTCGGCCCCCTATTTAAAGGAAATCAATCATGATGCAAACTGATGTTTTATCCGCGCACCTCAATGCGACTGGATTTTTTCTGCTCAACGGTACGGCAACTCGTACTCGTTTTAAGCAATTTACATACGCACCCAATGGTAGCCAAGCTGGGACGCTGATCTTTTTTGATTCGCTGCAAACTCCAACATCTGCTGTATATGCCCGCAGTGGTAATACAGTTACCGTCACCAAAACAGGTCATGGTTTAAGCACAGGAACTGCGATTGGTATTGGGTTCATGTCTTCAAGCAATGTGGCGGCAACCGATGGAAATTACACCATTACTGTTGTTGATGCTAATACATTTACCGTCACAGACCCAAGTTCTGGGACTGTTTCGGGTGGAACTGCATGTTATTACGTAGTCGCCTATGCAAACGGCAATAACACTCCGCCACAAAAATGGGTGAGTTCGGTTGATACTTTTGCGGGGCAAACATCAACCCAACAGGTTCTGATTCCAGGTGAAGGCGTTTTGATTGCCAATGGTCTGTATGCCCAGATGACAAACATTCCGTTTTGCACGATATTCTATGGCTGATAAACAAGTTGACCTGAGCGGACGCAAAGTCTTCATTGGCATCCCGGCTTATGACGGGAAGCTCAATATCATGACTGCGTTTTCGCTGGCACGACTGATGCCGATTGCTTTGGATCATGGAGTCTCAATGCACTTGAGCCACATGTCTGGGTGCTCGATCATCACGATGGCCCGCAACGCTCTGGTCAGCGAGTTTCTCAAGACCGACGCAGACGAACTTCTTTTCATTGACGCAGATGTCATTGTCAATCCTGACGATGTGATGCGCATCTTGGCGCAAAGCGAAGGTCGAGACATCTTGGCTGGCATGTACCCACGTCGTGCCAAAGACAAGAACTTCTTCCTTGATCTGTACCGTGATGACACCGATTCGTTGGTGTTTGATGGTCCTTTGCTGCGCGTCAATCGCGTGGGCACTGGGTTCATGCTGATCAAGCGTCATGTCATTGAGAATCTGATCGCAGATCATCCCGAGTGGCTGGTTGAAAACCGACAAGGAGATGGAAATGTTGCGGCAGTTTTTGACTTCGCTATCAAAGATGGCAAATACATTGGTGAAGACTACCTCTTCTGTGATCGCGCAACTGAAGCAGGGTTCAAAGTCTGGGTTGATGTAGAAATCAACCTGCCCCATGTGGGCACTGAAGCATTCGAGCGCAACTTTGTTGATGATGTGATCATGCCTTTACTTGAGGATGAGCGCACCAAAAAATTGAAAGTTGCAAATGGCTAAGTCACCAGCATGGCAACGATCCGAAGGAAAGAACCCGAAGGGCGGCTTGAACGCCAAAGGCCGAGCCTCTGCCAAGAAGCAAGGCATGAATCTGAAGCCTCCGGCGCCTCATCCCAAGACCAAGAAAGACGAAGGACGCCGTGCGTCCTTTTGTGCTCGAATGGAAGGGATGAAATCCAAGCTGACTGGCGACAAGGCCAAAAAAGACCCGGACTCGCGCATCAATAAATCTTTGCGTGCATGGAATTGTTGAAATGGAACTCTTGATTTGGAACATCGTGTTGTCTTTCGTCTCCGCAGCAATTTTGTTGTGGATCAAGACCACGCATGAAGAAACACGAAGGATTGGCATTCTTTTGAGCAAGACTCGGGAAGAACACTCCGACAAGTTTGTCACCAAGACCGACATGCACAACGACATCAACCGGGTGCTTATCCGTCTTGACCGAATGGATGAAAAGTTGGATGCTTTTATGAAGGAGCAACGAAGTGCCCTCAACTAGCAAGAAACAACACAATCTGATGGCCATGGTCGCCAACGACCCAAAGAAGGCCAAGCAGATGGGAATCCCGCAGTCTGTGGGCGCAGAGTTCATGCAAGCAGACAAAGGTAAAAAATTTGGCGGCGGTTCGGAAATTCGTCCGGATCGTCAGACCATCAACCAGCCGAAAACCCAACACGGAAAATCGGCACTTTTTGCAAAAGGAGGCCATGTCATGGCTAAAAAAGACGACACCAGCATGTCAAACAAGTCCAAGGAAAGCCGTGGCATGACCATGGAAAAAATGGCTAAAGTCACTTCTGGAGGCAAACGTCCGCACGGCGAACACACTATCCAGCTCAAAGGTCACACCCGAGCCATGATGCCCAAGATGGCTGGTAGTACTACCGGCATGAAAAAGGGCGGTAAAGCCAAACGCTAAGGAGCCCATCATGGCCGAACAAAAATCTGCTGGAGCTGGCCGGGGGTTTGTAAACCCCCAGCGCGTTGATGAGTCAGATGCGACGTACGTGTCTCCATCGGACCGTTACGCCATGGAAAAACAACGGCAAGAGGATCGTGATATGCGACAAGCTGAAAAGTCCTACAACAAGTATTCCGCAGGCGGCTCAATCTCATACAAGCACGACATCCATCATGTAAAGAAGCATGCCGCTGGCTTTGCACACCATAGTGAACATTATGGGAAACACTCTGCCGGACACATGATGGAACATGAAAAAGTCGCCAAAATGTGTGGCGGCGGGATGAGCAAAAAATGATGGCGAGCCGGGGCATGGGAGACATTGCCCCCTCCAAGATGCCAAAAGGCGTGCGTAAAGCCCGTCGGGATGACACTGACTTTACTGAATACGCCAAGGGCGGAGAGGTCTGGGATAAGCCTCGCCCCAAAGGTTTGGGTAAACCCAAGGCATTGAGCTCGGGTAAGAAAGCAAAAGCCAAGGCAATGGCCAAAGCTGGCGGTCGTCCGTACCCAAATTTGGTAGATAACATGAGGTCTGCAAGGAGCAAATGATGGCAGAAAAATGGATTCAAAAGGCGATCAAAAAACCTGGCGCGTTGAGGTCTGCACTTGGCGCGAAAGAAGGGAAGCCGATCCCCGCCAAAAAACTATCCGCAGCCGCAAAAGCTCCCGGAAAAATGGGCCAACGTGCGAGACTGGCCCAGACCCTAAAGAAAATGGGGAAGTAAATGGCAACGACATCCGGTACAACCCTATTCAACCTTGATCTTCCCGAGTTGGTCGAGGAGGCGTTTGAGCGTGCCGGATCGGAGATGCGCACGGGCTACGACTTGCGTACCGCTCGTCGAAGTTTAAACATCATGTTTGCCGATTGGGCAAACCGTGGCATCAACATGTGGACGTTCGAACAGGGCACCATCAACCTTGTTCAAGGCCAAAACACTTATGCGTTGCCCAACGACACCGTGGACTTGCTGGAGCATGTGATCCGCACCGGTGCCAATGTGGCGGCCACTCAGGCTGATCTGACGATCACCCGTATAAGTGTTTCCACCTATGCCACGCTGCCCAACAAGTTGCAGCAAGCTCGACCAATTCAAGTCTGGGTCCAGCGGTACAACGCCATGCAGACGCCGACCGGATCGGTCCTGTCTGGCAACATTGGATCAACAGACACCCAAATCACACTGAGTTCTGTGGTGAACCTGCCGTCCACCGGCTTCATCCAGATTGACTCAGAGGTCATCGTCTACGGCTACATCTCAGGGAATACCCTGTACAACTGCTTCCGGGCTCAAGACAACACGACTGCGGCGCCTCACAGTTCTGGCGCCACGATCTATTGGCAACAGCTTCCCGCCGTTACCGTTTGGCCCACACCCGACAATGCCCAGCCGTATCAGTTTGTCTACTGGCGCCTGCGCCGCACGCAGGACGCTGGCTCTGGCTCCAACGTCATGGACGTGCCCTTCCGATTTATCCCCTGCATGGCCGCAGGATTGGCCTACTACGTTGCGATGAAAGTTCCCGGTGGGGATGCACGGTTGCCCATTCTGAAGCAACAGTACGACGAGGCATGGCAGTTGGCTGCCGATGAAGATCGTGAAAAAGCCGCCGTTCGGTTTGTGCCGCGTCAGCAGTACATCGGGAGCACCTACTAATGGGCACAGGGCTGAAAAAGTACAGCGGCGATTTTTCTCCAGAAGAAGGCATTGCTCCTTTTGGAATTCGTCATGCTGGCGATTCAGCCAAAGGTCGCGGTTATTTTGGCGTTTTGGATACCAAGCGCGGTCCAATGACTGAGTTTTCATCGGAAGATGAAAAAGGAGAGTATCCCTTGGTTGTGCCGACATTGACCAAAAAAGAACTTGAAAAACTGAAATCCGAAGAAGTGACGCCAGAAATTGAGGACAAAGCTCGTTCTTGGGCTGAAACACGTCGCAAGGTTGGGAAAAGCCCTTTTGCACAGCCAGATGAATTGAGGTTGCCCGCCCCAAAGAAAAAAGGCGGAGTTATTCGTACAGCATCCAAACGGGCTGACGGTATTGCCAAGCGTGGTAAAACCCGTGGGAGGATGTTGTAATGGGAAACAGATTTGCCTCCGGTAAGAATTCAATTGCCGAGTGCGACCGGTGTGATCAACGGTTCAAGCTCAAGCAGTTAAAACGAGAGGTCATTAAAGGCCGCAACTACGAGTTGCTGGTTTGCCCTGAATGTTGGGACCCTGATCACCCTCAACTGCATCTTGGTGAATTTCCCGTAGATGACCCGCAGGGTATTCGCAATCCACGGCCAGACCGAAGCTATCAAGTATCAGGACCAAATGGATTGCAGATCAACGCCAATGGTGGAACAAACCAGTCTGGGTACGGGACAAATGAAGGCGGTAGCCGCATCTTCCAATGGGGCTGGGCACCAGTTGGTGGCTCTTCATATTTTGATGCCGCTTTAACGCCAAACAACTTGGTAATTGCGGTAAATTTGGGTACAGTAACGGTAGCAACGACGTAAGGAGTCGATCATGGCAGAAAAGCACGACAAGGCCGACATGGCCGAAGACAAAAAGCTGATCAAAAAGGCTTTTGCAATGCACGATAAACAAGAGCATCCCGGCAAGAAAACCAACTTGTCCAAGCTCAAAAAGGGTGGCCCCACTGGCATGGACATGCGCAAGATGGGTCGCAACATGGCTCGTGCTCGCAATCAACGTGGAGGCTGAAATGGTCGCTCAAGTCAAGCCCACAAAAAAAGACAGCCCTGCTGTTAAAGTTGGTCGCAATCCCGACAACAAGCCCGCTGAATCTTATGAAAAGAATGGCACTGGCGCCAAAGCAATGAAGGCGGCTACAGGGCATTACGAAACTGATCCCAACACCATGAAGGCTGATGAGTCTACTCCTGGCGGTATGCCTGCTCGTCGTGTCAGTGTTGGCAACATTACTCGCGGACCCAAGACTGACGGCATCAAAATCCGTGGTACTGGCGCAGCAACCAAAGGTTTGATGTCTAGGGGCCCGATGGCATGACATACACCCAGCTGCTGGCGCAGGTTCAAACCTACCTTGAGAACCAATTCCCAAGCGTATTCCTCGCTGATGGCACCAGTGTGTCTGCAACGACACAGATCAACACGTTCATCGAGCAGGCAGAGCAGCGCATCTACAACTCTGTTCAATTCCCATCGCTTAGAAAGAACGTGACAGGCACGCTCACGGCCAGCAATCAGTACTTGTCTACGCCGGGAGATTTTCTTTCGACGTACTCTATTGCGGTGATCGATGCTTTGGGCAACTATACCTACTTGCTCAATAAAGACGTGAACTTTTTGCGCGAAGCGTATCCAATAACAACGGTGACGGGCACGCCCAAGTATTACGCATTGTTTGGACCAACGGTCTCTTCTGGCGTTATTTCAAATGAACTGTCGTTTATTCTTGGCCCCACGCCGGATTTGGCTTATGGGGTTGAGTTGCACTACTATTACTACCCGGTGTCGATTGCCGATACGGTGAACAACCCCGGCGGCACCACATGGCTTGGCGACAACTTTGACACAGTGCTTTTGTACGGCACGATTGTTGAGGCGAATACCTACATGAAGGGTGAGCAAGACCTCACCGCCTTGTACAACCAGAAGTACATGGAAGCATTGCAGTTGGCACAACGTCTGGGCGATGGGTTGGAGCGCAGCGATGCGTACCGCAGTGGTCAATATCGTCAGATGCCATTGGCTCAAAATCGAGGGGTCAAGTAAGTGGCATTTACGGGCAACTTCTCTTGCAACAGTTTGCTGGCCGGCCTTGCAAATGGATCGGTCAATTTTTCCACTGGCACGTTCTATTTGGCGCTGTACACAAATGCGGCAACTCTTGATGCGTCAACAGCAGCCTACACCTCAAATGGTGAGGCAACAGGTGGTAACTATGTTGCAGGAGGTCAGGTTGTCACGGCCACTGTCTCGTCGTCCGGTACGTCTACTGGTGGCACCACCTACGTCAACTTTTCGTCTCCCTCTTGGACTGGTTCGATCACCGCTCGTGGTGCATTGATTTATCAATCTGGAGGCGGAAACCCGGCGGTCTGCGTTTTGGACTTCGGTTCAAACAAGATTTCATCCAACACTTTCACTGTACAGATGCCACAAAATACGGCAACATCTGCACTCATCCGACTCACTTAAGGAGCCATCATGTCTTTTGAACTTGCAAACGCATCCGACGCTGTTTCTGGCGGTTTGGTTGCCGGGACCCAATCTGGCGAATCCGCGCTGGCCATGGGCTATTTCACTTTTGAGTGCTTTGACAAAGACGGTAATTTGAAGTGGCGTGAAGAGCGCCACAACATGGTCGTCAACGTCGGCATTCAATACATGGCTGGCACTGCACTGACCAGCACTACTCAGATCACCGCTTGGTATGTTGGTTTGATTGGGCCCGGTTCTGGTAATACATATGCCCGTACTGACACACTGGCTTCGCATTCCGGTTGGACTGAAGTCACGCCGTATTCGGGCAACCGTCCGGCAATCACCTTTGTGGCGGCCACTAATGCCAACCCCTCTGTGGTTACCAACTCAACGGCCGTGTCATATTCAATCAACGCCACGCAGACTGTTGGCGGCGCTTTCTTGTGTTCTGCCGCATCTGGTACCACAGGCACTTTGTTCTCTGAGTCAAACTTTCAGTCCCCCGGCGATCGTTCGGTGGTGTCTGGTGACACGTTGAACGTGACCTACACATTCAGCTTGACCGCTGCTTGATGAGGCGTCGATGAAAATCGACTTTCAATTTGACACCCAATACGGGACATTCGCAGATGCTCTGTGGTTTCCCGATGACCAACCTGTGCCATCTGATGCTGACATTGAAGCCATGAAACAGCAAAGGTTGAACAATTGGATTGCCATCATTACTGCACCACCTGTTGATACACCTGCTGACGATCCCGCACAAGGGGGTTAAGCATGGCAACGTACTATTGGGTCGGTGGCACTGGAACTTGGACAAGTTCGTCCACAACAAACTGGGCTTCATCATCTGGTGGCGCTGGTGGTGCAGGTGTTCCTGGCACTGGCGACTCGGTTATTTTTAACAGTGCATCCAACGCAACAGCTTATACGGTCACGATTTCCACTGGTGCGGTTTGCTCGTCAATCACTGTTGCTGGCCCCGCATCAGGTAATGTAACTTTTTCCGGAACAGCAGTCTGGTCTATTTATGGCAGTTTTACTTTATCAAGTACGGGCATAACTTGGTCTTATACCGGAACTTTGACGTTTTTGGCAACTAATACAAGCAACACTATTACAACCAACGGTGTTTCATTAGGTTTCGCTCCGATTTCATTCAGCAGTGCTAGTGGTGGGTGGACATTAGGTAGTGCCTTATCGTCAACCAACTCAATCACTCTTACCGCAGGAATATTCACCACCAACAATTACAACGTCACTATTGCATCTTTAGCATCGAACGCCACAGGTTCCCGTACGATGAATTTGGGCAGTAGTACCGTTTCTTTGAGTAGTAATGGTTCGGTTATTAACTTTTCAAGTACAAATTTCACTTTTAATGCTGGCACATCAACAATCAACATATCCACCGCTTCTGCATTTACATTTGCTGGTGGTGGACTGACTTTTTACAACGTCAGTTTTACAAGCCCAAGTGCATCACCAACTTTAAGTGGGACAAATACATTTAATAATTTGTCGTTCACAGGCAGGAACAGCGCAGGCGTTAACACCGTAGTTCTCCCCGCAAATCAAACCATTAACGGTACATTGACAGTATCCGCTGGCACTGATGCCACGATGCGGACGTTTGTGCAGTCTGACACTTTCGGCACAACCCGTACTCTGACTTGCGCCGCTTTCTCAGCAACTGACGTAGACTTCCAAGACATCACCGTTGCTGGTGCGGCGTCCCCTGTATCTGGCACTCGCTTGGGTGACTGCAAGGGCAACAGCGGGATTACGTTTGTTGCAGGAAAAACGGTTTATTGGGCTGCAAGTTCAGGCGGTAGCTGGGGAACAAGTAACTGGTCTTTGACGAATGGCGGTGCTGGTAGTGCCACCAATTTCCCACTGGCTCAAGACACTGCGGTGTTTGTTCAAAGTCCTTCACCGCTACCTGGGAACGGGCTTGGGGTAACAGTAAACGCCAACTACAACATTGGCACGATTAACATGAGTGCCCGTATCAGCAGCACGATGACGCTGATAACGGGTACGACTACACCAACGATCTACGGCAACTGGATCAACGGCACTGGTACTACGTTGTCGGGTACGGGTATTGTTACTTTTGCAGGGCGTGGCACTCAGACGATTACAAATGCTGGTGTGACTTTTACTCAGCCTATCACGATCAACAGTCCAAGCGGGTCTGTGACATTGCAAGATGCTTTTTCCAGCAGTGCGACTGGAAATGCTTTGCAACCAGCATGGGGGACTTTCAACGCAAATGGTTATAACGTCACGCTGACAGGTTCTAGTTCTACGGTTTTGACAAGCACATCCAATACGAGAACTGTTGCAATCGGTTCTGGGACTTGGACAATTGGTGGCACTGGTGGATGGAATGCCTCTACATCAACGGGACTGACCATTACAGGCACAGGCACGATTAGCCTGACCAGCGCATCAGCCAAATCATTTCAAGGTGGAAGTGTTTCCTACTCAGGCATCACACTTAATCAAGGCGGTGCAGGTGCTTTGACCATTACTGGCTCAAATACATTTGGCAACATCACTGCAAGCTACATTTCTACTGGTGCAACGACAATTACATTTACTGCGGGAACAACGCAAACAGTAGCAAACTGGACTGCAACGGGCAATGCGACCAATACCCTGACCATCAATTCAAGTACATCAGGAACAGCGGCAAACTTGTCTTATACAGGAAGTCCAGTAATTTCTGTTGACTATTTGAGCATCAAGGATAGCCACGCCACCCCCGCAACATCAACTTGGTATGCAGGGACACACTCCACAAATGTCAGTAATAACACTGGGTGGATATTCACAGCACCGGGAAATGTTTATGCCGTCACAATCACTGAGTCTGGTACTGGCGCCGACAGCATCAACGTTGTAGTCAGGCTGCTTGGTAAAGTGTCTGAATCGTCTACTGGTGCTGACAGTATTTCCAGCAAGACTGCATTCAAATCTGCTTTGTCCGAGTCCACCACAGGTGCTGATAACATTGCAAGTAAAGCAGCGTTCAAATCAACGTTGTCTGAATCCGCAACTGCATCAGACCTCGTTTCTGCGGTCAAACGTTATTTGGCCAGCATTTTGGAGGCAGCCACAGGCACGGATTCAGTCTCAACCAAATTCACCGCACGGGCCACCGTTTCTGAATCCAGCACTGCGGCGGACACCATCCGTACAGCGCTCAGTTATTTTTCCAACGTATCTGAGTCGGCCACTGCAGCGGACATTGTTTCGGCCATCAAGGGTTTTTTCAGGTATCTTGTTGAGGCTGCCTCGGCTTCTGATGCTGTTTCAGCCAGCTTGATCACTCGCCCCACTATTTCAGAGTCCGCCACAGCAGCCAGTCTTGTTGCTGCTCAAGCCAAGTTTGTTGCGACGGTTGCGGAATCTGGGAGCGCGGCGGCCACCCTTGTTGCCCTTGCCGCTCTTAGATCGCAGGTTTCAGAGTCCGCCACGGCCTCAGATGTTGAAAAAGCTGCTGCGGTATTTAAGTCGTTGATTGCCGAAGGCGTAACTGCCGCAGATGCTGTAAAGGTTGCGGCAAGCGTGTTCAATGCTCGGGTTCAAGAAAGCGCAACAGAAGCGGATTCCCTCACGGTCAAAGCCGCATTCAAGTCCAGCATTTCTGATGCCGCCACTGGTTCGGACAAGGTTTCACCCAAATACACAACCAAGCCTGTAATTTCCGAGGCGGCCACGGCATCCGACATCGAGGCGGTCAGAGTGCGATTTGTTGGGTTGGTGGCTGAAACGGTCACAATTACGGACATACCCAAGGTTGCGCCATCCAATTTCCACGCCACGGTGGTGGCCATTGCGTCTTTGGTCGACTCTTTGAATGCGCCGGGTAGTGTCTACCATGCTCCTGTTCTTGAGTCTGCCGCCATCCAAGACAGCCTGATTGGGGCATATCTTTGGAACATCATCAACGACGGCCAGACTCCAAACTGGCAAGTTGTCAATGACCCACAAAGTCCAAATTGGAGTGGTATTGATGACAGCCAGAACCCAAACTGGCAAAATATCAACACGCTGAATTAAGGAGCCTCCATGTCCAGCACATATTCCACAAACCTCGCCCTTGAGCTGATTGGCACCGGCGATCAGGCTGGTACCTGGGGATCAACCACCAACAACAACCTTGGCACGTTGATCGAACAGGCCATTTCCGGATACGTCACGCAGACCATCACGGATGGTGCAGACACTATTTTATTGATGACGCCCGGTGTATCGGCCACTGCTCGGAACATATACATCGAGTTGAATGGTGCAATTACTGCATCGCGTAACTTGATTGTCCCCGGCACATCCCCCAATGCCAACAAAAAGCTGTATTTCATCTACAACAACACAACTGGCGGTTATGCGGTCACGGTAAAAGTTGCGGGCCAGACCGGAGTTACGGTTCCTAATGGATCAAAGATGACTCTGGTGTGCAACGGCACCGATGTGGTTCAGGCGGTAAATTACATGGCGTCGCCAACCTTCCTGACGCCAAACCTCGGAACTCCGTCCGCCGCAACTTTAACCAACGCCACGGGTTTGCCTTTGACATCCGGGGTAACTGGAACCTTACCTGCAGGTAACGGCGGCACCGGTGCTTCAACACTTACAGGTTTAGCTTACGGCAACGGTTCAAGCGCATTCACGGCTGCCACGGCAGCCCAGGTTGTGGCCGTCATCAACACAACGGCGGTTACCAACGCAACAAATGCCACCAACATCGCCGGCGGTGCGGCTAACCAAATTCCTTACCAGACATCTTCTGGCGCCACTTCGTTTATTGCTGCGCCGTCAACCAGCGGATATTACTTGGGTTGGAATGGATCGGCGTTTGCTTGGTCTGCCGCTGGAGCTACAACGTCTCAAGCTGTCACGTTTAACAACTCTGGCTCCGGTGCGGCAACAGGTACGTCGTTCAATGGTGGCACCCCAATAACGGTGTCTTACAACACGATTGGCGCTCCGTCCGTCAGCGGCACCAATGCCACGGGTAATTGGGGCATCAACATTACGGGTAATGCTGCAACAGCAACCAGCGCCACCAACGTGACTGGAACTGTGGCCGTCGCCAACGGCGGAACCGGCATCACAACTGCCCCATCAAACGGCCAGCTATTGATTGGCAATGGAACCGGATATACCCAAGCCACCATCACGGCCGGAACTAATGTGTCTATCACCAACACTGCTGGTGGCATAACAATCAATTCCACCAATGGTGGAGGCACGGTAACTTCAGTCGGCGGCACAGGGTCGGTCAACGGCATTACGCTCTCAGGCACAGTGACTTCTTCAGGCAGTCTGACGCTTGGCGGCACGTTGTCCGGAGTGAGTTTGACCAGTCAAGTATCGGGTACTTTACCTGTAGGTAACGGTGGTACTGGTGTTACAACTTCGACTGGCACTGGATCAGTTGTCCTGTCATCTAGCCCCGTGCTTACAACTCCAAATATTGGAACGCCTTCGGCTGCAACATTGACAAACGCAACAGGTTTGCCTTTGACTTCTGGAGTGACTGGTACTTTACCTGTAGGTAACGGTGGTACTGGTGTTGCAACGCTTTCTGGTTTGGCTTATGGCAATGGTACCAGTGCATTCACTGCGGCGACGGCGGCCCAAGTGGTTTCAGTCATCGGCTCCACAGCAGTTACAAACGCCACGAACGCCACAAACGCAACGTATGCTACATCTCCAGCGTCGGGCGGCAGTTTTATTACATCATCCAATATTGGAAGTCAGTCTGTAGCATCTGCTGGAACATTGACATCAACACTTGGCGCATCGTTGGGCGGTACTGGATTGACCAGTCCCGGCACAAGTGGAAACGTGTTGACAAGTAATGGATCGGCTTGGACATCATCTGCGCCAGTAAGTTTAGGTGTTGGGCAAACTTGGACTGATGTATCAAGTAGCCGCACATCTGGCACAACATACACCAATTCAACGGGCAAACCAATCATGGTTGCCATCAACGGAAATATGTTGTCGGGTATAAATATCACTGTTGGCGGGGTAACCATCTGCACATACAGCGCTATCAATAACTCATTTAACTATCAGTTTGTAGTGCCAATTGGTGCTACTTATTCATTCACTGGCAATCTTTCTTCAACATCTAGCTGGATTGAGTTGCGTTAATAAAAGGAAAATTCATGGAACTGCACATTTCATTGGAACTGGCAAATCAAATCATCGGGTATCTGGCACTCAAGCCCTATCAAGAGGTGTATCAACTGATTGATGGGTTGAAGGAAGCCGCCAAGCCTCCCGCAGTTCCCCCACAAGTTTCACAACCTGAACAGGAGCCTCAAAATGGCTGAAAAGTGGATCAGTAAGGCAATCTCAAAACCTGGTGCTTTGAAGAAGGCGCTTCATGTCCCCGAGGGCAAGAACATTCCTGCTTCCAAATTGAAGGTCAAGGAATCGGATACCACGAAGATGAAGAAACGCAAGGTGTTGGCCAAGACATTGAGAGGCTTTGATTGACATGCAAGTCGAAATTGATCCAGTCAAATATGGCGTTCTTTGGCAAAAAGTCCAAGACTATGAGCGCAGATTTGATGACATGAGCAAAAAGATGAACAAAATGGAAGACCAACTAGATACATTGATTGGTCTTGCCAATCAAGGTAAAGGTGGGTTCTGGGCTGGTATGGCCATCGTCTCTGCTGTTTCATCTGCAATTGGATACTTCACTCATTTATTCAACTCTGGTAAATGAAAACTTCTCCACAAGGCATTGATCTCATCAAGGAATTTGAAGGGTTTCGTCCTGATGCATATCAGGATGTTGGTGGTGTGTGGACGATTGGATATGGATTTACTCAAGGCGTGAAGGAAGGTGACACGATCACCCAAGAAGAAGCCGATGCAAGGTTGGCACAAGAATTATTGGTGCCGATTGAAAATTTCCTAAATCGAGTGTGTACGGTTATTCCCACTCAAAATCAATTTGATGCATTGGTGTCATTGACGTACAACATTGGTATGGGGAACTTCCAGCATTCAACAGTGCTGGCAGATCACAATAATCGTGATTTTGCTGGTGCACAGCAAGCATTTCTGCGTTGGGATGTAAGCAACGGCGAAACAGTGCCTGGGCTATACAACAGACGCAAAAAAGAATCCGATTTATACGGGAGTTTGTAATGTTGATCACAGACATCATGACGGCTTTTCGGCAGGGCAAAGAACTGGCAAATGCTGAGACATGGAAGAACAGAACAGTCTTGCTCAATGCACTGGTGGCTTTCTTTGCCGCAGCTTTGGGCATTGCAAAGGGACTTGGCTATGCAATCGACATTGATCACGATACTCTTCAGAATTTGGCGGCTGGCATTGTTGCTGCCGTTGGTGTCTTTAACTCCATCATGCATGTGGTTACAAGCCAACGTGTCGGACTGCCGCCCGTGGGCGACAATGGATGAAGATGTGCCTGATTCGGTCAATCAATTGAAAGACGGAAAGATTCCACCCGTCGAAGCTGGAATCAAATGTGATACGGAGTAAATCATGAGCTTTTTTGACACTTTGAAACAAGATGTTGACGCTGTGGAAACATGGATGAACACGTCTACTACAGGACAAATGATCGAAGCCGACTTCAAGGCTTGCATGGCCGAGTTGGAAAAAATCGCTGTGCCTGTTTTGCAAAATTGCGTGACTGAAATTGCCACGGCAGTTCTGGGTTCTTTGGCTGGTGGTGGAACAACTGCCGCTGCCATTGACATTGGCATCATGACTGCACAAAACTCCTTCAAGGCAGCCGGTGCCCAGATCGCTTCCCAAGCCGTCAATACGCTGGTTACCACGGTGGTCAATAAGGTAAAAGCCAACGCCCCGACCGCTTGATGACTTTGTGGTCTGATGGGAAAATCACGCCATGCCGCTAACCAAACTCCAGTTTAAACCCGGTGTCAACCGGGAGATGACCTCATACTCAAATGAGGGTTCATGGTTCCAAACCGAGAAGGTCCGGTTTCGTTATGGGTTCCCAGAAAAAATCGGCGGTTGGGTCAAAGACACCGGCTCTCTTGCCACAACCGAGCCGGCCGGCACTTTCACGACTGGCCCAACCATCACAGCTTTGCAGCCCACGTCGTCGGTATTTGGCACGTTCTGGGGCGAAGCCAAATCAATGTACAACTGGCTGAACCTTTCGGGGTTCAATCTGCTTGGTCTTGGCACGAATCTTAAGTATTACATTCAATACAGCACCAATGGCACGTACTACGACGTCACGCCAATTCAAACCCAGAGCGCCGCTGGCGCAGTTACATTTGCCGCAACCAATGGGTCGAGCACCATCACGGTCAATTGGACGTCTAACGGTGTTCAGGTGGGTGACTTTGTGTCTTTCTCTGGAGCTGTCAGCCTTGGTGGCAACATCACGGCAGCCGTCCTCAATGCCGAGTTTCGGGTTGTTGCAGTCAATACCTCAAGTCAGTTCACCATTACGGCGACCGCCACGGCCAACTCAAGCGACACCGGTACAGGCGGTGCATCCGTCATTGGTTACGCGCAGACAACCACAGGAACTACGGCAGCTTCATACGCTTCAGGTTGGGGCACCGGTGGCTGGGGTGGGTACAACGGCTCTTCGGGTTCGTCAACTGGTTGGGGTCAGTCTTCGGCATCCACGGTGGGTATTCAGCAACGCCTTTGGAGTCAAGCGGCTTTTGGTGAGAACCTGATCTTTGCATACCGTGGCGGCCCGATGAATTTCTGGGCCGTGAACAACAACGCAGCTTTGTTTGATCGCGGGCAGGTTATGGTTGCAGGCGGCACCATCACCCAGAAGAACTATGCCACAGGCTCCGGTGTCACCACCGTATCGATTGACGCCTCTTGCCCGTCTCAGGTCAACCAAGTCATGGTGTCGGACTCAACCCGATTTGTGCTTGCCTTTGGTTCAAACGACCCATCCAACACGGTAAGCACCCCAAACCTTGATCCGCTTTTGGTTCGCTGGTCTGATCAAGAATCTTACAATGTGTGGCTTCCTGCCATCACTAACCAAGCGGGCTCGTACCGTTTGAGCCAAGGCTCACAGATTGTCTCGGCTGTTCAGACCCGCCAAGAGATTTTGATCTTCACGGATTTGGCTTTGTACTCCATGCAGTACATCGGAGCGCCATACGTTTGGTCGTTCCAGCCAATGGGGTCGAACATCTCCATCATCAGCCCCAATTCTGCGGTGACTGCCAACAACCTGACCTATTGGATGGGCATCGACAAGTTCTATGTCTACTCGGGTAAGGTCGATACGCTGCCCTGCGCTTTGCGCCGGGACATCTTTGACAACATCAATCAAAGTCAGGGGTATCAGGTCTACGGCGGTCAGAACGAAGGCTTCAATGAAATCTGGTGGTTCTACTGTTCGGCCAGCGCCAACATCCCCGACAAGTATGTGATCTACAACTATGTGGAGAACACTTGGTACAACGGCACGATCAGCCGAACGTCTTGGCTGGGGAGTCGTCTGCGCCAGTACCCTATGGGTTGCCAATACGACACCGCCGGCCAGTCCAGTGCTCTGATTTATCACGAGAACGGGGTGGACGACGTCAGCACCGGCACGGCCGTTCCCATTACCGCTTCGATCGCCTCCGCAGACTTTGACATCGGGGATGGGGATCACTTTGCCTATGTCTGGCGTATAGTGCCTGATGTGACTTTTGATGGCTCAACTGGGGCGGCTCCTGTGGTCAACATGACCATGCTTCCTCGGCAGAACCCCGGCGCATCATACGGCAATACAGACAACCCGACGGTGACCAGCGGGAACAACTACACCAGCCAGCGCACATTCCCAGTTCAGCAGTTCACAGAGTATGCCTATGTCCGGGTGCGCGGACGCCAGATGGCCTTGCAGGTCAGCTCCAACACTCTCGGGGTTCAGTGGCAGCTTGGCTCGCCCCGGCTCGATACCCGCCCAGATGGCCGTAGGTAAAAACCCTTATGGCCACGACATCCAAGTACATCACCAACATCGTTCCAACGATTGCACCGCGCTTGCCGTCGGCCCCGGCTCAGTACGATCCACGGTTCATGGAGCAGTACAGCAACGTTTTGCGGCTGTATTTCAACGGGATCGATACGACTTTTGGGGGTTTGCTTGGTGCGCCACAGCTCAACACATCAAATCATCCGGGCGGGGTTTACCTCAATTTCCCCTATGCGTCGGCACGCCGGACAACCAACCAGACTTTTACAGCCAACACGGCAACGTTGGTCACACTGGACACCAATGACTTCCTGAACGACTGTACCAATTCTGGTACGAGCGGCATCACCGTCAACAACGCTGGCATTTACAACTACCAGTACAGCATTCAGTGGGCCAATGACGACACCTCAATTGACACCTGTTACACATGGTTGCGTGTAAACGGGGTGGACGTGGTGGGCACTAACAGTAAGTTTGATGTTCCAGCCAAGTCTGGATCAATCAGTGGTTACCTGATCGTAGCGGCCAATTTTTTTGTGCAACTGAACGCCGGGGATGTGGTCGAACTGGTTGCTTCATCTTCCAGCACGGGGTGTTACATGGAGGCATACGCCGCCAATTCTGCGGGGTACACGATGCCCTCAATCCCGTCGGTCGTGGCCACTCTAACGTTTGTGTCCAAGACCCCCACATGATAGGATTTAAACATGGCCACATCTTTACCTGCAAACCCCACATCTGCTCAATTGCAAGCGGCAGGGTACAGTCTTCAAAATGTTTCTGAGGGTGATTATGGAAGCATGCAATGGGTTGGACCAAATGGTCAACAAATTGATCCATCTGCCATCCAACAAAACGATGCTGCTGCCCAAGCCGCTGCCGATGCCGCCGCAGAAAAGGCTGGAAACTTCACTTATGTGATGGCAGGAGCCACAACAGATGATCAAGGAAACACAAGCGGTGGAACAAAAGTAGCAGTTCCTAATGCCGATCCAAATTACCAGATGTCGTCTACATTGGCAAACAGTAATTTGTTCAGTGGTAATTTGAACGCCAACAGTGAATCTCATGGCGGATTGTCTACTCTAGTAAACGGCGTCAATTCTGGAAACTATGTCGTTCAGGGCAATACACTTATTCTTGGAAATGGCCAGACATACAACCTGCAAAACACTGGCACAAGCGGCATCATGGGTGTGTCTATCCCAGACATCAATGGTGGTGGTTCTTATGCTGTGCCTATTGCTGTTGACTCGTCTTCAGGCAAGGCATCTATTCCAGATAATTTTTTAACGCAAGGCGTTCAGTACGTTGGTGGTCAATCTGGCGGGTTTTTGGGTAATGTTGTAAGTGGTCTTGCCAGTGCTTTGGCGCCTATTGCACCTGTTTTGAGTCTTGCATCTGTTGCCGCACCAGAACTTGCCCCTATTGCCGCCGCCGTAAACACTGGTGAGGCAGTTGCAAACAACAACCCATTTGCCGCATTGACTTCAGCCACGGGCATTCCCGGGGTAAGCGACACCGTTGGGAGCGCCTTGGGCTCTACCGGCGCTGATGTGACCAGCGCACTCAAAACAGCAAATGCAGCAAACAATCTGGTAAATGCGGCCCAATCTGGCAATGCGCTTGGGGTGCTGTCTTCTGGCGCCGCCTTGACTGGAGCCGGATCAAACTCCGTCAGCATTCCGGGCACCGATTCAAACATCAGCATATCTGACGCCCTCAAGGCTGCAAACCTTGTCCAAGCTGCTTCATCGGGGAATCCAAACTCGATTACCGCCGCCGCCGCAGCACTTGCCGGTAGTGCGCTTGGCTCTAATTCAGCAGCCCCTTCCTCGCCCGTCACCACATCGCCGCCAGCAGACAATTCTCTACCATTTGGGATTTCACTTTCCAACCAAAACCCATATCAATCTTCGGATTCTCAATCCGTTTCCAGTGATACATCTCAGGCAAACCCAGTCGCTGCTTCTGGCCCCGTTGCTCAACCTCCTGCTGCTCCTCCTGCAAATGTTGCACAAACCAGCAACCTTATAAATAATCCCGATGGTAGTACGACTTTGCTTTCCGACGATGGAAGCACAGTTACCACGAATACAGATGGAACCGCTTCATCCACACCTGCTCAACCGGGTGGAGTTATTCCTCCTGTCGCTTCATCACTTCCTGTCGCCGATTCTGCCGGACCGGTTGAGACTTCAAATCTTGGTCCTGCCGCCCCTCCGACAAACCTAAGCAATCCTGAGACCAACCCATTTGCAGAAAACCCAGCGGGTCCCAATGTGACCACAGATACAACAGGAGCCAATATGGCAGACACCAACACCACTTCAGATAATGGTTCTGATCCATATGTTTCGAATGGTCAAACCACAATTCCAACTCAAGACATCGGTTCTGATCCATACGTCTCAAATGGCGGCAGCACAATACCGAACATAATCCAGACGGGGGAGGTTGATGCTAATGGCAACCCAACCTATGTTGATGCAAACGGCAATCCTGTGGATGCAAATGGAAATCCGATTGATGCCGCTCCCACGACGACCTACGGGGATACGTCAACCAGCACATCAAGCGGAACTTCCGGTGCCGGCACATCTACCAGTGGCTCCAGCACATCTCCCAGTGGCTCCAACTCGATTTCAAAGTTCCTTAACAGCCCTTTGATTGGCAGTTTGACTGGAGCCGGTGCATTGACAGGTGCGGCAGGATTGGCGGGTCTTTTGGCATTGATCCAATCTGACAACTCCAAGTTTGGGACCCCGGGCAAGGCCACCTACTCTGGCCCCCTGACCAAGTACAACTTGGCCTCCAATTACCAAGCCAATCGTCCAGACCCCAATGCTTTCCGTCCCACAGGTGTGACCACGGTGGCGCAACAACAAGCCGCAGCACAGCAGGCCGCTGCTCCTGCTCAAGCAGCACAAAGCGTCATGAGCCCTTTTGCCCAATTTTCTGGGTTAAATGGCAACCAAAGTCCAATGCAAGCTATGGCTCAAATGGCTGGACAAGGCGGTCAACAGCAAGGACAATCAAATCCCATGCAAATGCTGGCTCAGATGGCGGGATTTGCATCGGGCGGTACAGCCTCAAGTAAACCCCAGTACACCAGCAAAGCACAACTTGCAACAATGGACCCATGGACCCGTGCCGCTGCCGAGTATCAAAACGATGCTTATACAGCACAGTCTCCCACCGCGCCGGTGGCTGCACCGACTGGCCCAACCCTTGGTCAATTGAATCTGAGCGGAGGTGGCCTTGGCTCTTACTCCGATGGCGGTCATTTGCTCAAAGGCCCCGGGGATGGCATGAGCGACAGTATTCCTGCGACAATTGGCGGCAAGCGTCCGGCCCGACTTGGTGATGGTGAATTCGTCGTGCCCGCAGACGTGGTTTCCCACCTTGGTAATGGATCGACTGAGGCTGGTGCAAGGGAGCTGTACAAAATGATGGACCAAGTTCGTCACGCCCGTACAGGCCGCAAAGCTCAAGGCAAACAGATTAACCCCGGCAAGTTCATACCAAAGTAAAGGTACAACATGGCAACATCTCCCTATACCCAAACAGACACACAAGCAGGTGTAGCCGACTATGCGATGCCGTATGTGCAGAACATGTTGGGGGCTGTTCAAAATCAGATTTTCAACACTGACGCAAATGGCAATATCACAGGGTTGACTGGCTACACGCCATACAGCCAGAACGCCGCCGACTACTTTGCCGGGTTCACTCCGCTTCAACAGCAGGCCCAGCAGGGCGTAGCCAATCTTGGGTTGCCATCTACATTCGGTCAGGCTATGGGCCTTACCGGCCAGACCTACGGCAACCTGATGGGTTTGGGTGGACAGGCGGCCAACGCCGGCATGAACTACGGCATGCAAGCGACTAACCCTTGGGCGGTTCAGTCCTACATGAACCCCTATCTGCAAGCCTCATTAGCCCCGCAGATGCAATTGCTGGGAGAGCAACAAGCCCAGCAAGGACAGCAGCTTGCCAGCCAAGCATCCCAAGCGGGCGCATTTGGCGGCTCGCGCTACGGGCTTCAGCAAGGTCTCCAGAACCAAGCCAATCAACTTGCCATGAGCAATTTGGTCGGCCAAGGTTACAACACGGCTTACAACAACGCTTTGCAGAATATGCAATTTGGTGCCAACCTTGGGCTCCAAGGTCAACAAGCAGCAGCCGGCATGTATGGTCAAGGTTTAAACGCAGCAAATCAGTTGGCCAACATTGGCAACCAAGCGTTGACTGCACAGGAAGGCATCTTGGGCCAACAGCAGCAGACCGGCGCAACTCAGCAAGGCCTGCAACAAAACATCCTGAACCAAGCCGTGCAGAACTACAACACGGCCCAGCAGTACCCGTACCAGCAATTGGGCTTCATGCAGAACATGTTGTCCGGCCTGCCAATCGCCACGCAGTCTCAGCAGTATTACCAACAGGCCCCGACGACCTTGCAACAACTCGCATCGTTGGGCATGGGTGCATACGGTTTAAACCAACTGTTTGGAAGTCCAACCAATCCAACCAATCCAACCGGCACGGCCACTGGAACCAACACAGCCGCAGCCGGCACAACCGGCATCACTGGCGGTTTAAACACAATTGGCTCCGGCTTGACCAATCTCTATAACCAGATCACTGGAAATGCATCGGTACCCCCTCCGACGCCATCAGGAAATACACTTCCCACGGCGGCGCAAGACCCGCAAGGCTACACCGATCCCAATGCCACCGGCAGCAAAAAAGGCGGCGTCATCAAAGGCTACGCCAAAGGTGGTGACGTTAACCAAACAGGTCAGGCTATCCCCGATCTGAGCCTGATGCAATCCCAAGGATTGCAAGCTGCACTCCAAGCTGCTCAAGCCCGTGGCGATACAAACGAAACCAACGCTGTTCAAGAACAGTTGGCCAACCAAAGTCTGTTGCGCCAAGCCGCTCCAAAGTTTGCAAGCGCCGAAGACGCTTCAATCGCCCAAGGACTCGGCAGTGCGTTTAATCAACTACCGCAACAAACTCGTACTCAACTGCTGGCTGGTGGTGGGATTGTTGCGTTTGCGGACAACGATGACCAGCCTGTTCAACAAGACATGCCTGCGACGTACCAACAAGGGCCCGCTGATCCTCGCCTGCTTAATTTGGCCGAACAACGTGTCAACGCAGTGAATGCGTTTATTCCGCAGGTAGCTACTGAACAAGGCGTTAGCCAAGCACGGCAAAATCGCTTGAACGAGATTAACCAGCAAATCGGCCCCAATGTAGCGGCGCAAAAATACCAGCAATATTTGGATCAAGCTCAAGCCAACCAAGGTCAAGGTTTAGAACAAGGCAAAGGTCTGGCTGCTCTTGCAGCCATGCAAGGTATGTTGCAACCCGGCGGGTTCATGCGAGGCCTCGGCGCCGCTGGCGGGGCGTTTGCTCAAAGTTACGGTAAAGCTCTTGAAGCCGACCGCGCAGAGAAACAACATTTGGCTTTGGCCCAATTCAATTTGGCCGACTCTGTGCGCAAAGAACAGATGGGCTTGATGAAAGAAGCCGATGCAGCAGAGGCCGCATACCGAGGCAATATCAAGGACGCCAACAAAGCCAACCTCGACAAACTCGAACACGGCGCCGATGCAAGTGTCAAGTTGGCAAATGCTTCTCGTCAGCTCAAGGCTCCGGGCAGTGGATCTGGGCCGAAAGAATTTGAGGCTGGCCCCGCTGCCTATTTGCCCGAAGTGCAAGAGTTATATCCTGACTTGTCTCTTGAACGTCAAAAAGCCAAAGCGTTCCAGCTTTATCAAGAACGCAAGAGCGCTGGTCTTGAAGGTGTTAAAACTCGGGTTGAGGCTTCCGCCGAAGAAAAAGCCCGTGAGCGTGCAGCAAAACGTGCCTACACTGACACAGAACTTAACGCCGCAATCCGTAAAAAAGATACCGCAGCGGCCGATGCACGACGCAAAGCAATTTTGCAAGAAGAAATGGGAAAATCCGAACCCGGTAAAACCTCTAATAACGACCCCCTTGGACTTCGTGGAAAATAAATAACCATGCCAAGCATTGCAGAAATCCGCGAGAAGTATCCGCAATATTCTGATATGTCAGACGACGCATTGGCTGGTGCGTTGTATCAGAAGTTTTATTCGGATATACCACGCGCAGAGTTTGACACAAAGATAGGTTTAAAACCTGCAACTAAAGTTGCGGCAGAAGAATCCGCGCCAGTAGGCGATGCGATGGGTGGTGACTTGGGGTCTGCCATCATGGATGTTGCGGGCCCTCCTGCTGGTGGATCAATTTTTGAACGTGGCGTCAAGATGGAGCCACCGACAGTTGATGCGCAGAAAAACTTGGAGGCAATGCGGCGCAGCGTTAGCCCTGAGTCTGTCATGTTTACCCCCGGGCGGGGATTGCAACAGGCGCAATCCATCATTGAAAGAAATCAAGCAGTACAAGAGCAGCTTCGTGCAATTGAGGAGCGCAACCAACAGCTTGATGCTGAAAAACTTCAGCGTGAAAAAGAAGCGCAGGGCTACTACGGCCCGATTGATCTTGCCCGCGATGTAGGGTTAGCAGGAGCTAAAGGTGTTGTTGGGCTTGGACAGACTGCGATTGGTCTTGCCAACATTTTGACCGGCTGGTATCCCGACAACCCATTAAATATCGGGCAGTGGGGCAAGATGATGGATAAGCTCGGCTACAAACCCGAGCAAACTAACAAGTTTTTTACAGGCCTGCAAACACCGATTGCGCAAACTCAACAAGAAGAAGTTGAGCGTGCTCAAGGATTTATCGACACGCTAAAAGCCTTATCGGTTAACCCCGTAGCTTTGACTACGATGGTTGTTGAATCTATTCCGGGCACCGTGGCGTCAGGCGCTGCCGGTGGGCAGCTTACCAAAATGCTGATGATGCAAGCAACTGAAGAAGCCGCCGAGCGCGGGCTAAAAGGTTATGCTGCTCAGAAATTTATCAAAGACAAAGTTAAAGATCAAATCCCGCGTATTGCCGCCGCTGCAAGTACCGCTGAAGGCGTGCAAACGACTGGTTCTATTGCTGAGCAGGCGCGAGAGCAAGGCCGAGACTGGGGCCAATACGTTGCCCCTGCAATTGCTGCTGGACTTGGTACTGCGGCGATCGGCATGGTATCTGGCAAAGTAGCAAGCAAATTTGGTATTGGTGATATTGAGACCGAGATTGCTGCTCGTGTTGCAGGTGTTAAAGGCGGAGTGGGGCTTGGTAAAGATCCGTTTGCCAAAGCAGTGTTCAAAGAAATGGCTAAAGAAGGCCTGCTTGAAGAACTGCCGCAAGGTGTACAAGAACAGATTTTTACTAATCTTGCTTTGGGGCAACCATGGGATAAAGATATCGGCAAAGCCAGTGCTCAAAGTCTTATGGCGGGAGCCGCTATGGGCGGTGGTCACGCTGCGTTAGCAAAAGCACTGGGTCGGACTAACGATCTTATTCGTGAGCAAGTTGAGCAGCTACAGCTTAAAGCTGAGCGCGGTGGTCTGCCTATGACTGCCGAAGAACTTGCGCGGTCTAAAGGTTTCCTTGGCGGACGTAAGAAAACTATTGAAGAGCTGATTGACGAGCTAGATAAAGAGGCAGACGCTCAAGATGCGAAAGACCAACTGGCAGCGCAAGGAGGACAAGATGCTAGACAACCTATCGCCCCAACAGGTGGAGCTGGCGTTCCAGTGGCTGGAGAGCCCGGTCAAGTCGCCACCCCCGCAGGAGCTGGAGCGCCTGTCACAAATGGAATGGTTTCTGCTGGACCGAATGTTGCAGCAACTCCTCAAGGAGAAAGAGTTGAGCCCGGTGCAGTAGGCCCAAATCAACTTTCGGCATATCCGTATGGAGACGTTGTCTCCGCGCGGCAAACCCCGTTGCTGCCGTACATCACTGGAATTAACAAACAGCTTGACACGTTTTATAACGACCTGTACAGCAAACCTTCTTCAGAACTGCCCGAAGCGTTGCAACCGTATCGAGCTGCTCTTGATCAGGCAAACGATGCTTTGTCATTTATTCAAACCCGTCTAGCTAAATGGGACCACCCGGCTATTACGGGCGAGAACCAAGGCAAGCGTGCTGCCGCCAAAGCAACAGCCAGTGCTGAAGACCGTGAATTGCTGGACTTACAAAGTCAAATTGCCGGAGGTGTTGTTCGGCTTGCCAATCAAGCCATGGCGAAATACAAAGGCTACAAAGGCAAGAAAGCTGGCAGTCAAGAAAAAATTGATGCCGCACGCGAGCAACTTGAAAAAGACGGCATGCGAGCAATTGAGCTTCTGTATGGCCGTGGGCTGCTGTCTGACGAAGAAGCCGTCGAATACGAGCGCATAGCAGAGCGTGAGGCTATTCAAGCCGAGCCTACTGTAAAAGCTGAGCCTGCACCCGCCGAAGCAATAGAACAAAAACAAGATCGCTTCCGCAAAATGACGGACGACGAACTTGACGACGTCAAGATTGCAGGCGTTATGGGGATGGCGACTGACGAAGAGTACGAGCTCGCTACTGCGGAATTAAATCGGCGTAAAGGCGTACCCCCACAGACCGCGCCGGTAAATAAGCCTGCACCGGCTACTGATCTGAATGTGCCTGAGTCGCCAGTCGATTCTATAACACCCAAGCCTGTTGAAGATAAGCCATACTACGGTAGCGACGAAATCAACGCTCTTGGCGACCGCATCAAAGACACCGTTAATAAAATTACGTCCGACTTCATGGTTGGCGATATGGTTCGGTACGGCAATACCAATGGCGTCGTGGTCGGCGTGGATGCCGCGCACGTCAAAGTACACCCCGATGGCGCTAAAAATGCAAAAGCGTACTATCGCGTACCCAAGACTAGCGTTAAACTTATTGCACGCCCCGACACCACAAGCAAGACCGCTGCAATGGCTATGCCGGGTGAAGATAAAAAATTTGGCTCGGAGCAAGGCAAACTCAATGCCGACATGGGCGGCTTGATCCAATTACTCGGTGCAAATATGTACGCTGGTACAGTTGCCGATGTTGCAGTTAAAGAATTATTGCAAAACGCATTTGACGCTGTGAAGGGTGCAGTATCAAATGTTAACGGCGCTGGTGAAAAAATTACACCGCTGTATAAAAGTGGCAAAATTACCATTACCATTGATGACGACGCCCGTACCATTACTGTAACTGACAACGCTCGGGGCATGACACCTGAGATTGTTCGCAACGCGTTTTTCACTGTAGCAGGGTCCGATAAATCTGACGTTCCTGTAAACCAACGAAGCGGCGGTTTGGGTTTGGCCAAAATGGGGTTTATGCTTGGCTCAGAACGTTTGATCCTTGATACCGTTCGAGATGGCGTGCGGGTACGGGTTGATACTTCGGCTCAAGATATCGCTAAAAGCAATTTTCAGATAGTCAAATCACCTGCGCCAAAAAGCGAGCACGGCACGACTGTTACAGTTAAGATTCCTGAACACTATACTGATCCTAAAACGGGCGATAAAAAAGACATTTATTTTTCGGGTAATCCTGAATTCTATGATGCGTTGCAACAGCCATTGATTGGTCCGGTAACCGTCGAAACCATAAAAAAATCTTCGTTTGGCGATGATGTAACCACATTGCCAGTTGGACTTGAGTTCCCCGCAGACAAGTACATTCAGTTCAAAGTTAATTTTGACTGGGGTAGCGCTGACATTTATTTCAGCAAAGAACGTAATTCCGGCAGCAATTGGAGCATTAAACACCAAGTGCTTTCTTCTGGTGTGTATCAGTTCAATTCCGATTTCAAGCTAAACCAACAAGAAAAAATTCCGTACGACATTATTGTTAACATCAAACCTAATGTTGAAGCAAAGCACCCTGACTATCCGTTTGAAAATAGTCGCGAGCGATTTAAAGGTCGGTTAAAAAACGATATCGAGGCTTTGCAAGAATACCTTGCAAAAATTGCTCGCGGGAATGAAGCCGCAGATTTGCAAGAAAACTTCAAAAATATTGTGTCTATGCCTCGCGTTGAGGCGGGCAAAGATATTGCTGATGCTTCCAAAAAGCTACGCAAAGCTTTTGACCAACGTGGCACCGGTGAGCGTAAAGAATTGCCGCCAATGCCAAAAGAAGTGCGAATTGAAGGTACTAAAGTTGTTGCAATAGACACTGGCAAAGTGCTGGCCGATACTGCTAAAAAACAAGAAAAAGAAAGAGAAGGCACTTTCAAAGCGGAAAAAGAAGCCCCCAAAATGGAGGACTTCCTCACGCAAATGTCGCAAGACCCGAAGCTGCCAATCTTCCATAACAACACCAATGTTGACTTACTTGCGGTTGGTAGCGAGTATGGCAATCCCGAGCAGTTCTTTGCTGAACTTGGCACGCTGATGGTGGAAATGAAAGAAGCCGCAGCCGATAGCCGCATGTATGGCTACGATGTATTGAAGCCTGAGAATTTGTTCTTTGCGGGTGTATCGGTCGACAAACAATACGGTGGCGTACATATTAAAGTGCCATACAAGGCCGTGTTGGTTAATCCGTTCTATGATTTCGGGGCCAAGACACTGTTTGGTGTGCGAGAGTATTTGTGGGAAACTATGACCCACGAAATCGCCCATACTGGAGACATGGGCCACGGTGAAGGCCACAACGCGCACATGCTAAAAGTGCGCCAGTACTTTGCCGACGAAGGTCTTGCCGACTACTTCCGTGATGCACTCATGGATGTGCTGACTCGGCACGAATCAACATACACCGCAATGAGGGAAGCATATGGACGTTCAACAACTGCAAACACTGCAAAGTCTCTTAGAGACTACGAAAAAGGTTCCGCCTCAGCATCGGATGGAAGCGCTGCAAGTCGCGACCCGGACACAATACGGCCTCTACCGGCAGGAAGGGGACCAACAGGGTATGAAGCTCTACGAGCCGCTGGTGCTGTTAACCCAACAAGCGGAATCCCCCGAACAACTGGAAGCACTGCTCCAGCAAGCGTAAAAGGACTGAACCAAGACATCGTAGATGCTATCAACCGCAACGATGTTAACGGAGCCCTGCGTGCAATTGCACGCACCACGTCAGGTCTTTATTCAGAGTTGGCTAAACGTTTGGCCGAACTGAATTTGCCAACCAACATTATTTTTAACAACCAACGTGCGCTGGTTAAAAGAGTAATAGATGACCGTTCTGCGCAAGAGCAACTTCGGCTGTTTGCATACTTGAGCCGTGAGGCTCCCAAGTTCTACGAGCAGCACTTCAAAGACTACGACAAGGCCGAGAACCTTGAGCGAGTGTTTGAGGGGTTGCGTAGGCTACCGGGGTCGGGCATCAACATTGGCCCAGTGAACACTGAGCTTGGCGCAGTGCGCCTTGCCTACAACAAGTCCATGCCGGGACTGACGGCACGCGGCTTTTTTGCGCCGACCCTTGATACGATCAATATCAAACCGGACGACTTCTTTGGCTCCAGCAACCGCACAGTGTTGCATGAAATTGTGCATGCTGCTACGGATTACATTCTTGCCGAAAAGGTAGCTCTAACCCCTGCGCAGGCTCAGGCTAAGAAAGATTTGCTTGCAATGTATGCGTATGCGCAGACCAAACTGTCGCCCGATGAGTATGGGTTTAGAAACATATCTGAGTTTGTCGCCGAAGCGATGACAAACCCAAAGTTCCAAGCCAAGCTCAAAGGTGTGCAATACCCACCCAGAAAGACTTCGCTATTCAATCGGTTTTTGCAGGTAGTGGCAGATATGTTTGGCCTTGGCAATTTAGCCGGTGCCTCTATGTCTGCCATCAATGAGTTGTTGTCTCCGCAACGTCCGGCAGGTGTAGCTGCTATGCCTTTGGTGTTTGCCAAGGGGAAGCGCGTTCGCGGCCCAATCAGCAAGCCTGACACTTGGCGCACCGCCGAGTCGGTGCAAACGACAATCCAAGATGAACTGTCCGATGCGGTAAAAGGCCGCGTGCCTTTGGGCTCGGCTTTAAAAGACTTGAGCGGTGCTTTGTGGAACGCCAGCGGCACAGCAGTCCGTGCTGTCGTTTTGCCAGTGCTGCAATTGCGCCAGCTCAAAGACCTGACTCGAACCAAGTTCCCGCAAATTACAGGCGCCGTTAACATCGTTGAGCAGATGGTGTCATATCGCGGTAAGAAAATTAAAATTGCGGAAGACATTGTTCAAAAATGGTCTAAGCTACAAAGCAACAACCCCAAACAATCTGGTTTGATGGGCCGCATCATGATTGAGGCGACCATTCGTTCTCGTGACCCAGACTTGGGTCCAGCACCCGGTGCTGCACCTGATGCGCTTGACAATGCTTGGAATGCTCTGAAGCCTGAGTTCAAACAGCTCTATCGTGAAGTGCGTGAGTTCTACGCCGACTCTGTCAAAGAGATGGTCCGCACGATGAAGCAACGCGCCTTGGGGTTGCCCAAGGCCGAGCGCCAAGAAATGATCCGCAAAATCAATGAACAGTTTGGCCCAGATAAATTGGTCAAACCTTACTTCCCGTTGCGTCGTTTTGGCAAACACTGGTTCCAAATTGGTAAAGGCGACTTTAAAGAGTTCTATACTTTTGAAAGCGCAACTGCACGGAATTTTGCGTTTAACAAGCGTCGCCGCCAATTGTTGGCTGGGAATAAACAACAGCAAGCCGCCGCTGAAACCATGCGCATGGGCGATGGCATCTCGGAATTGTTCTCAAAGAATGTTGCTACCACGCAAGTTTTGCGTGACATGGAAAAAGTTGTAGATGGGCTGACTGCTACCGATGTGCCGGGGTTGAAGGCTGAAATCAAAGATAGCATTAACCAATTGATCTATTTGTTGCTGCCTGAACAGAGCATGCGCAAGATGTTTATCAACCGCAAAGCTATTCAAGGTGCAAGCGCAGACATGCTGCGGGTGTTCTCCAAGACCGCCGTGCATAGCGCATATCAACAAGCACGTTTTAAGTTTGCCGAGCCATTCGTCAACAACATCAACAATGCACGGGGCTATATCGACGACTTGGAGGCTAATCATTTCATTACTCCCCAGCAAGGAGCGGTGTATCGTGATTATGTGCTTGAGTTGGAAAACCGCACAAAGAACGTTCTTGGCGTAGAAGACACAAGTCCTGTCGCTCGCGCTGTCGGTGCGGTTACAAACACAACGTTCTACTTCATGCTGTCGGCGCCTGCAAGCGTGTTGTTGAACACTGTCGGCATGGCCGTACTTACAATGCCACGAATTGGCGCTCGATATGGTTATGCCAGAACAAATGCGCTGATGCTCAAGAACGCCGCTTTGTATTCAGCTACGATGCCTAAGCGTTCGCTGGCGCCACTGGTAACCGGCAACTTTATGCAGGTATCTTTCCCCTCTCTTGTAGAAGGCGCTACGCTAAACCCATTGCTTAAGCGAGCCGCAGACCGATTTATTGACGACGGAGATATCAACATCTCCATGACCAATGACATTTTTGACATGAGTGAGCAGCCGTCTGCCCTCTATACTGGCAAAGTCAATACGATCAAAAAGGTGATGTCGGGCTTGTTCCATCAGGGCGAACGTTTCAACCGAGAAGTTGCACTGCTGACTGCGTTTGAACTTGCACATGAGAAGTTTTCTAAAGCCGACCGCACAGACATTCGTGGTGTGGTGCAACGCGACCCTACCACTGGGCAACCAGCTAAGTACACTTCAAACGAAGCATTTGAGCTTGCCATTCAAGAAGCACGCGATATTGCTGGTTTGACGCTTGGTGACTATACCCGTCAGATGAAGGGTCGTATCTTTACGGTGCCATCAGTCAACTTGATTACACAGTTCAAACAGTACGCCATCACAGCTACATACAACGTACTGAGAGACTTCTATCTGAGTGTTGGTGCTCCGTTTCGTAAAGCTGAGATTGAGCAGTTTCGGCAGCAAATGATTAAGGACGGGTTGTCGCAAACTGTAATTGACCAACGTTTGGACGAAGCCGAAGCGTACCGCAAAGAGATTTACCGTGAAGGTATGAAACGTTTGGCTGGCGTTATGGGCATGACATTCCTCTTTGGTGGTATCGCAGCTCAGCCCTTCTTCTCAATGTTGGGCACATTGATCAAAATGTTTGCTCCGGATGATGACGACGACGAGTTCTTTGATTGGGAGAACTGGTTCTACAACTTTATGGCGAAAGACGTTGGCGGAGCGGCGGCCGCGATCTTTACCAAGATGGGTATGGCGGCTGGCAAGTCTGAAGAAGCGGGTAAACAACTTGGCTTAGCTATTGCACGGGGGCCTGTTGCTGCTTTGACCGGCACGTCTCTTGCAGACCGTGTCAGTTTGGATATGAAAAATTTGTGGTGGCGCGAAGGTCGTTATTCGCCAGACGCCCGCGAATCGTTTCAACAAGAAGTGTTTGCTAATCTTGGCCCGTCCGTTGGCCTTGGGTTCAATTGGGCCGACGCTTGGCAATTGGCGAGTGAAGGTCAATTCCTCAAAGCGTACGAGAAAGCTGCGCCCGCGCTGTTTTCAAAACCGGGGACTGCATATAGACTCGGTACTGAAGGCGCAACAACCCGTAGCGGCGAAGTCATCGGTGGCTTGTATCCAGAAGAATTCACCACTTGGAATTTGGCTATGCAAGCGATTGGATTGCAACCGGAAAAACTAGCGCTGGCGCAAAAAGCTGCTATCCAAGCCAAAACCTACCAGCAAAAAATCCTTGACCGTCGTAACACTTTGTTAAACCGGCTGTGGATGGAGCGTGGTACGCCAAGTTACACAGATGCCTTGGCAAAAGCCAACGAGTTTTCCCTTAAATACCCGCAAGCCGCTATTGACGGCGATGCTATCGACAAGTCGTTTGACGCCCGTGCAGAAGCAAAAGCACAAGCCGAAGCTATGGGCGCAAAGCTGGACGAAAAATTGTACGGTCGCACCGGCCCAATGCTCTACTACGGCAACAGATAAAAAAGACCCCGCCGAAGCAGGGCCAAGGGGGGTATTATTTCACTCGCCAAACCCGCAGTCCTTTGATGCCTTCCTCAATAACAGGTTTGATGATGACTTTGTAGCCAAGGCGCTTAGTCACGGATGCGATGGTTTCTTTGCTCTCCTCCAAATGCAGGCATGGCACGAAGAACGACCAGCCCACACGGAACTTTCTCCAGTTAATCCGGTACTCAAGCCCGTTCACCTTCACTGGCAACCTCGGCTTCTTCTGCGTCTTCACCTTCATTTTTCACGGCGGCTGCTATGAGGTCGGGGTCGATGAAGTCTCCTTTAGAACAATCAAACATGAAGGTGTCCACGGCTGGAACACTTGTCAGCTTGGTACCCTTGGCCATGCGCTTCTTGACAACGCCCATGTAGACGCCGTCGGCTGTGAGCGAATTTAAAACATCTTTGATGGTAATCTGATGGGCGGCGCACCAGTTGCGCAACTTCTTTGCAATGATGTAGAGCCGTTGCGAGTCTGGCTCCATGCGGATGATCAGCTCACCTTGCGGTTCCAAAATTGGCAGCATCTCGACACCCGTGCGCTTGTCAACTTCGGCATTGATGATCAAGGTATTGCGGCGATGTTCGTTCCAAAATTCTCCAACAACGCTGGCATGGGTCGATGCAGGGGGTTTGATCTCTTGGCGCATCTGCGAAAACTCTTTGAGCATCCACTTGAACACACGCCCAACGTCGATATCGAACAGCCCAAGGCGCTTGGCAAATAAAGCACCGGCAATATTGCAAGCCGCAACGCCTGACCAAAATCTTTCCCTATTAGTAAACCCAATCTTCTGATCGATGATGCGCTGCACTTCTTTGACTTCTGCAATGCGCTCTTCAAGATTTGATACCAAGTCTCGTATGTAAATGCGTCCCGCATGCCCATAATTCGTATAGAGTTTAGGATAAATATTATCGGCTTCAGCCTTGGTCAGCAGCTTGGTCTCAGGGATTTCGTATTCAATTAAGCGCATCAGTTCGCCGTCTGGTGTTGACTTCAATGACTGCAATTTCTCCACTGCCGAGGCATTTGACGAACACAACAAGATGGTCTGCCACTTGGTCATGTTCAGGCGTTCAGCGTTCTCGTTTGACTTCATGCGCCCTCGACCCCGCCCTTGCGACACCGCATAGGCAAAATCAGAGAAGTCGTCCGACGACATTTTGGTGATCTCATCGCAACCGAGGCCAAGATTATTCATGACTCCTAAGCGGTGCAAACGCACGTTCATTGTGTCTCGCTGAATGAGCATCAGCTCTTCGGGGTGCCCATAAACGCTGTGCATGGCTTTGATCGCAGTGGTCTTGCCAGTGCCAGACTGATTGTTAATCATGTTGATGATGGCGCCTTTGAGGTGCAAGTGCTTCATCAGCGGTGCGCCGAACGCAGTAAAAAACCCAAACGCATGGGGCTCAAACCCATGTCGGTCATAAATATTGATGACAGACTGCCACTCTTCCAAAGAGCCAACAGGAGCAAAGTAGTCTGCCAGTTGGTTGGTGCCGCTTGACGGAGGGCTGTATCTATCGCCGTCGGCACAAATCTCAGTGTCGCCGACAATAAATGACTTATCCTTTTCCGTCCACCCAAATTGTGAACGCATGATTTCTGCTCCTTCTTTGTACTGCAACTCTTTTGCAAATCGAACGATGTAGGCCATGATGCCGTCCATCTGCTTTTTTAATGCGATCACGCCGTACCAAGCCAAACGCTCTCGCAACTTATCGCTTGTCAGCAATTCAACTGCTGGCAAAGCAAACTCTTTGACGCCATCCCGAGGTGTATGCAGGCGCATCCAAATCACTTCACCAGCCTGTGGGTCTTTGAGCCGCTTGACCACATAGAGGTCGTGCTCGTAAATCATCACTGGGTCTGGATCGTCTTCGTCGTCGTTCTTACGGTAGACGCCGCCGTTCTTGCCACGAAAGTAGGGAAACGGATACTCAGGAACTTTGTATGTGGTCGGCGCGGCGGCGGCTGGCGCCGTGTACTGAATGGTGTTATCGGCTTCAGTTGCAATGGCAATCTCCCCGCCAAGAACGATTGGGGAAGTGATCTTGCCTTTGTGAATACAGTTGTCGCACCCGCTTGGGTTAAGCCCCTCCCACTTCTCGCAGGTGTAGGGACCTTTGATCTTGTGTGCTTTTTCAGCAGTTGATGTGGCGTCGTAGTCCGGATGGTCTTTGGATATGTCGTGAATGGCTGAGTCGGCGTCAACACAATGCGCTGCAATTGAAAGCGCAGCACGCCAACGCGGCTCTTCAATCGTGGCTTGCTCGGCTATGGCTTTGGTGAGTTGGAAACACCCCCGCCCCTTTGCGTTCTTGTCCACGATGATGCTGAATCGGTGTTGTTTGTTGCCCATCAGGGCCCGAGTCATGTCATCTGTGTAAGTCGGCAGGTAGTCCGGCACCTCATCAAGCACACCAAGCTTGGACTTTAACGTCTCGTAGTCGACGGGCTTACCCATCGCCATGACTTTGACTTCCAAAGGTGGATTGCCCTTGTGGTTGAAAGTGTCTGGCATGCGCATGATGGACGCCACATCCGCAGTACGCGCTGGGTCAGCTTCAAACTCATGTTCAGCGCAGAGCGCCTTGAGCCGTGTCGCCACGGGTTTCCACTGTTCTTTTGTGATCTCGGCAGTCAACGGCCAGTAGACATGCACGCCTCTGCCAGAGTTAATCACGCATGGTTTGGGGAGGCCGACCGCATCGCAAAACGTTTTAAGCGCCGCGAGCCCATCGCCTTGCGTAGCATAGGGCTTACCCTCACCACAATCAATATCCAACCAAAAAGATTTAACCGACTTCACATTGTCGGTCGTTCGAGACTTGTCGGTCTCGTATTTTGCACAAGCAAAGTACACATCAAAGTGTTTTGCAAGTAAGTCGCTTACCACCCCATCAACTTCGTCCAACCCCTGCACAAACACTTGCTTGGGGAGGCCGGTCTTTTTGAGACCGACGACACAATACCATCCATTTGGGGATAGTACTGCCGACAAAAAATCTGTTCTTGTCATAGCCGCCTCTGCACCGCTGAAACAAATGCACTGGGGGCGCGGCTGGCCCCGCAGTGCAACCCCTATTCGCCAACGTGGACGTACTGCACGATCTTTCTAACGAACGACTCTCGTGGGAACCATTCGCCTGTAAACCATTTGTATATGGTCATACGGCTGACGCCAAACTCAGTGGCGACATCTCGCACAGGAATGTCTCGCTCGATACAGTACCTCCCCAGCTTAACGCCGGGGTGTCTGCCGTCTGCTTTCTTATTGGCATGGACAAGACGCCATGTGTAGCCTCGGCTATCCATCAGTCGTCGTCGGTTGCCCAAGTATTCAGGACGTCCACGAAGTCCTTCTTGGGTGCGGGCTCAGCGGCTTTTTTGGAAGCACGCTTAGTAGGCTCAGGCACAGCTTGGGCCTCAGCGGGTTCAGGTGCAGGAGTAGCTGCTTTGGGTGCGGCAACTTTTTTCACACCATCGGTCTGCGCAGCGGTTTGAGTGATTGCAGACTTGGCGGCGGGGGAGTCGGCTTTTTCTTTTGCAACCAACCACTGCTCACGGCTCAGATAACCTACGGGTTTGAAGGTTAACTTTGGAGTAGCGCTATCGCTGTCCATGCGAATCTCAGTGATCAAAGTACCAAGACTGCGGCCCATCGAACCAACATACTTGGCGTATTGCTGGAAGGGCATCTTGTCTACGTCACTACGCCCAAAGATGGACTGCGCGGGAAGCAGCAACTGAAACACATCGCCTTCAATATCATCGGCCAAAAGAACCGCCAATCGTTGCTGATAGCGGCAAGCGCGAGAGTCACCTTGACCAGAACCTTTGATGTTTTGGGGGCAGCCATCGCAAGCAGAGTGCTGTGGGTACTCAATGCTGGCATCAGGTTTCTCACCGTCATTACTCCAGCAGTCGGGTGAAGTGGTCTCACCAGCTACGTATTTGCCAGCGTAGAACTGACGGGATACTTTGGGGTTGCCGTTTACGATCACAACGTTCATCGAACGGTTCTCGTTCTTGGCAATTTCTTCACCATTGACCATCATGCGGAACACGCCACCACGAATGGAGATGCGCTTGACCGCAGTGTTGCCCGCAAGGGCTTTGGTCATGTTGTCGAGGCCGACCTCTTTGAGGTAATCGGGTGCTTGGTTCAAAAGAGCAATGTCGTTACTCATGCGTTTCTCCTTACTTGCTTCGTCTTTGGATGGTGATCTCATATTCGCTGTCGATATGAAGACCGGCTGGATGAAGGTCTGGATTGTTATCCAAAAACTCCTTCATGTTGGTTTGGTGGATGCGTTTCTCAAGCAAACCCATCGCACCGTGTTGTTGCATCATCTTATAAAACTCCTCCCAATCGTTTGTCCAGTACCGGTTTTTAACGGTGCGGTACGCAACACCGTGTGGGGTTGAGAAACTGGTGGCTCCAGTCTCTTTGGAAATTTCAACAAGTCGGTGCTTGAGCGTGTCCATCTGCTCATCCAACTCTTCGGCTTTGCTTTTGTACTCTTGGTAAAGTACGTCCTTTGTATCGCGCAGCTTGATATAAGCCTTGACGATTCTCTCAATGGGTGCGTCTTCCATATTGCTCTCTCCTTGTAGGGTGCCAATTATACACCCTTCCTAGACACTGTCAAGTATTTATTTCGTTTTTGTAGAGTTCAATGATGCGCTCATGCACATCCAATTTATTTTGGAGTGCTGAATACAACTTGGTCTCGACTGGGCTGCCCTCAATATGCACGATAGTCATTGGATTGCGCTGACCCGTTCTATCTATGCGTGCGTTTGCTTGCAAGTACGTCTCAATGGATGTAACTGGAGCGTACCAAATAATCACGTTCGCCGCAGTTAGGGTAACTCCGTGGGAGGCAGCTTGCGGTTGGATCAGCAGCACCTTGGGATTGTCGGCTTCTTGAAACTGTTTGAATATTTCGGTGCGTTTGGTTACGCTGACGCTGCCGTTAATGATTTCGGTTGTGATGCCGTTCTTGGTTAGAAATTCTTTTACTATTTCCAACGCATGGGTAAATGGCACAAACACCAAAATTTTGTGAGATGCTTCTTGAATGACTTCCAATACAGCGTTCAAACGATCTGAGACGTCAAACTCTACGACGCCTCCAGTATCAGTGTACACAGCGCCACAAGAAATCTGCAGCAGTTTACTCAAGTTTGCGGCTGCGTTCACTGCCGAAATTTCTTCGCCAGCAGCTTCAATCAACATCTCTTTCTTAAGCGATTTGTAATACTTGGATTGTTGTGGAGTCAGCGGCACATGCCGAGATGTATACGTCACATCGGGCAAATCAAGGCAATCTTTCTTCTCGTACCGAATAGCTGGTTGCAGCAGCTTGTGAACAACCTGCTCAGCCCCGGGCTTAGGAATCCATTTAAACCGAGTCATTTGATACATCACCGAATCACGAAACGCACTGAAGATGTACGGTGACCTTTCTGGAACGCACAGTTTTGCAAGTCCATACGCATCAAGAGGCGACTGCGCGGCAGGGGTGCCCGTCATCATCCACAACCATGTGGTTGGTGTAACCAAACTGCGCATGGTCTTAAATCGTTTTGTGGTTGCCGTCTTATATGCGTTGGCTTCGTCAATAACGATCAAATCAAACCCGCCGTTTGCAATCTCATCGGCAACGATCTCTACGCCATCGTAGTTAATGATGATGAACTCGGCGGGCCCCTTGATGATGGCTTGTCGTTTGTTCCTTGGGCCGTAGGCTACATCGACTGTGCGGTGGACAGCAAACTTAAACAGGTCGGCTTGCCACGCAGATTGCATGATAGACAGAGGGCACACAATCAGCACGCGCTTTATCTCACCAATCTCCATGAGGTAGTCCGCTGCCCAAATGGCTGAAGCAGTTTTACCAGTCCCCTGCTCGTTAAAACAGAACGCTCGGCGATGTAACGTTAAGAACCCTGCAGTGTCTTTCTGATGCGCCATCGGTTTGTAGATACCGGGCCATGCGTAGTTACGCTCAATCGGTGATGGTACTTTTTTCATACCAAGGGTGCGCAAAGCCTGTGCTTCTTGCAGTCCCCAATGCACGGCAACCGCTGTGACACCTCCCCGCTGATCTACCTCAGTGCTTTTTTTAATTGCAGTCGTGATGCGACCGGGGTCACGCGTGCGAACCACCAGCACTTTGTTGTTGATTATTTCCATGATTTCAATTTGTACATTGCACAATCGTATTCCGTGCCGTAGCCACGTTCTGCGAGCCCACGCTTGTAGCATTCCCGTGCAATCTCAATATTGTCTTTGTCTTTGTCTTCAACAATTTTTATAAACGGCACAGTTCCACTGCCAAACAAAATCAGCCACGCAGAACGCAACTGTTCGTCTGTCATGCTTCTAGCGTAATGTGTTTTGTCTTCACTCACATCTTCAAACCCCAACGGATATATTTTAGAAACGTACGTGGAACGCGGGTCGCTCCACCCAAAATGGTAACGTCCCGATGCTCGATACTCAAGTGTTCCGTTTGAGCGTGTGATTGGAGTTGCGCGGGTAGCTTCGGTTATCGGAAGCGGTTTTAACTCTAAGGTTTCCTTTGGTTGTCTTACCGCCTTTTGAAAGAGGCTTTTTATGGTCAACATCTTTCCCATCTCCTTTGTGTACCAGTCCTGCTTGCTCCATGATGTGTCGTGCCTTGTTGCGTTCAGCGCGTTTCTTCTTCACTTTTTCGGTGCCATCGTACATCTCGTATTCTTTTTTGTACGGACGGGGCTTGTTTACATATGGCATGATCAGTTCCTTTTGGGTTGGTTATGCTCACAATCACTCACAGGGCACCAGCCTCTGCATGTAAAGTTGGGGCGGGGGTTCCAAACGTCGTTCTTGTACGCCTCATCAAGCAAATGGGCTTCGCCCAACCACTTTTGCCAACTCACCTCTTGGGCATCGCGTTCAAACTTGGCAGTCACAAGGTCGTCGGCAACCAAAAACACCAGCCCCGATGCAACTGACTTGACTTCGGGGAAATGCTTAAACACCAAAAGCGCCAAAAGTTCTAACTGCTTGCGGTCTGCGTATCGGCTGCTCTTGCTTGTTTTCCAGTCAGCGATGCGTGCCTTGTCACCATTGATGATGAGCAAATCGGCGATGCCACGAAACCAAACTTTCTTGTCACGAAACCCGCACGGCTCAAGGTTGCGGGTCACGCCCATCTCATGCTCGCAATACAACGTGCCGGGAAGGCTTTTGAATGGCGCAATCTTAGGTTGGATGTAAGCAAACTTTTCTGGTATCGGCGTACCGTCACGCAGATATTCTTCGGCTGCCTTATGTACCGCAGACCCGTAGATCAAGTGGTCTTGAGGCGGCTCGGCAATGTCTTTAACAATCCGCAAGCGATGATACTTGCGGGGGCACTGCTGAAACAGCGACATGCTGGAATATGACCATGTGTAGTTCACTTCTCACCCTTCAAACTTTTTAGCGTAGCCGTAGCTCTCTCCAACTTTGACTTCACAATTTAAAGGCAAAGTTTGGGCCCATAGCGGGCGCCACCGCATACATTCTTGTACATACAAAGCCGCTTCACGCCACTCATCCTCGGGTGCAATGCAAGCAACCGCATCATGCACAGTCAGCACAACCTTGTACCGCTTGGCAATCCGCAACATTTGCTCACCAACCACGCACCTTGCAAGAGCTTGGCAGACGTTCTCGACCACCTTGCCCCCGTAGATTCGCACTGGGCCTCGCCGTGTAGAGTAAATATACTGGGGCCTACCCCTGTCGTCAATGTCAACTGCCCTGAGTTCCATATATTTCAACGGCAAGCCGCTTGGTAGGTCAAATCCCACCCCCGGAAGCACATTGACTGCCTGAGGTTGCACACCAAATTCGGCTGTTTTGAGTTTGATATCTGCTAAAGCATCAAGACAACGACTACCTTGGTTCCACAGATTTGTGATGAATGGAAAGCCTTCCCGGTAGGTTGTCAAAATGCGGCGGCATTCGGCTTCGGACAATTCAACCCCAAAGTTTTTGAGTTGCGCTTGAAACTTTGCTGCCCCCATGCCGTACCCTGCACCGAGGATTGTTGTCTTTCCCACGAATCTTTGAGCGTCATCAACTTCGTCGGTTGGGATGCGGTAAATCCTCCCTGCCATCATTCGGTACACATCTTTGCCTCCCTCAAAGGCTTGCACCAAGTCTTTCTGTCCAGACAGCCACGCAAGCGTACGGGCTTCGATTTGACTGGAGTCGGCGTCAATCAACACATACCCCTCAGGTGGGATGATGGCTGACTTGAGTTTGGATTTCCTAGGCAAGTTTTGCAGGTTGAGTTTGTCGTCTCCACCCCACCGACCCGTGTGGGCAGCGTAGTATCTGAGGGGTACGGGCAAGCTACCGCGCTTCGCTATTGCAATGAACCGCTCGGTGCGTGTCTCCTCCAAGGTGCTTTTTGTCCCAAGTCTTGCGGCGACAAGGGCTTGCACCCGTACATCGTCATGGTCAGCCAGTGCTTTGAACCCAGCATCGCTCTTGGCAAGCGCCAATGTCAACTTGTTTGTGGTTGGGCTGATCTTCATTGGTGGGTCAACGCCCAACTGCAATAAACGCAAAGCAAATTTTTCGTTCGACAGCAATATCTCTCGGTCGGCATTGGCATCAGCTATCAAAGCCTCTTTGCGGTCAACCACCTCCATTAGATGTTGCTCAAGCATTGGCAGATTCAACTGCAATGCAGGTTGCGTGTACATCCTCAAAGTCAAATCAATCAGTTTAAGCTCAGACTTTTTAAACGATGAGATGAGAATGTTGAATAAACTGTAGGTAAGCTCGACATCATTGATGCAGTACTCACCGTAGCGTCGTAGGCTCTCAGGGTCAAAGTCGGCCTGGCGCTTTCCTAACGCCAAGATAACTTCAGTACCTTTGACACCCAGCCCGTAGCGTTCAGCGGCTTTGGCTAGGCTGTTACCAACCTCAGTGCCATCTACTGCGCGCAACATTGCAAGGGTGTCCATCAACGCCATGGGGTGAATATCAAAGTGCCACCCAAGGATGGCGCCGTCGAACATCATGTTATGAGCGAGAACTGCGGACGTTTCCCAAGGAAAAGTAGAAAGGAACGATGTGATTTGGTTTTTTGAACCTGCGCACCAAACCGTTTCCTCGTCATCGACCTTGACCGCAACGCCGATCACTTCAAATCGGTCGTCGCGGATGTATTCCTCAGTAGTCATCTTCGACAAAGAAAAATCTTTGTCGTAGTAAGTTTCAAAGTCGAGTGTGATGAAGCTCACTGATTGTTTACTCCAAGATGTTTGCTAATCTCACGGTTGAGATACCAACGCGCTTTGCACAAGTCTTCGTAGGTATTGCTCTTGTGGTCAGCGCGAGTGATGTACTTGATTACATTACCCAAGTTGTAGCCCAGACCTTTGGCTTCGATGAAGTCAATCGTCTCGATGCCACCCACTTTGTAATGCGCGGGGTGATTAACTGGATCGGGTTTAGGTTCTATCATCGTGATGGGCAAGTCTTTGCGAGCATCTTGTGCTTCTTTGATCATCTCAACAAGAGTTTTCTCTGGCTTCGCTTTCTTTTTGTCCACTGAACGCAAGACGTAGACGTATTCCAATTTCACTCCTAACGCCTCGGCAATTTGCTTGGGCTGTGCGGCGGGGTGCTTCGCCATGTAGCGGCGAACTTTTTGGGCGGTTGTCTGTTTTCTCATTTGCTTCTCCTTCAAAATGGTGCTTCTTCCACACAGTCAATCGGTGACTGCTTCCGTTGCCTTTTATTTAGTTGGCGTAAGGCTTCGCCCGTTGCTCTTTGAAAGGGATTCCATGACTGCCAGTCGATCTGCTTTTTTTCTCGGCGTCTCGACGTAGGCGACTTGCTCGTGCGTTGTGAACCTATGTCCGTTTCCACATTCCCTCCTTCGTTTGATTATGTTGGTATTTCTGATCTTCTTTGTCTCAAGCACTTCAGTCCAGGCCCCACACTCGGGGCACTTCATGCCAGCCTTCACTTCATAACCTTTTTCTTGATGCCTGCGCCCTGACGCAAATCGTGGGAATGAAGTTTCTTTACAGGCTTCTTGATTTCACCGGCGGCTTTGGCAATTTTGGCGGCCTTCTTGCGGTCCACGAACTTGCCGGTGTTGGTCACGAATCCGCGCTTGACGTCCTTGTCCTTAACATCCTTGGACACCTCAATCTCTTCATGGCTCCATGCTTTGCTGGGCGCAGGGTCAACCTTGCCAGTCTTCTTTTCACGCAGTGCGGGTTCAGCGATGGTCAGTTTCTTTTTCATCATGGCTCCATAAAATGTCGGGGTCGATTTCCCCAATGGCGGATAAGTCTTTGCCAAGGTAGTCATTGTTCAAGAGGACGTACTGCATGGCGGCGATGCGGGCTTTGGTTTTGTCATTGGAGTTGACGATAATCCAATCAGGCGTTGTGTCAATCATGGTCTGGTATGCGGCACCATACTCTTCCCACAACCTCTGACTCTCCAAGTCCACAGCACTCATTTTGCCCACTTTCAGGGGACTTGTCTGCCTGCTTTCAAAGCGTTTGGCTTGCTCCTCTCTGGTAATGGAAAAGAAGAATTTTGTCAGCCTGATGCCTGCGCGTTTAAAAACTGGCTCAAGATCACGGCACTCATGCAAAAAAAGAAAGGTCTCATCCTTACGGCAAAACCCCATGACGGGCTCAACCCCTGCACGGTTGTACCAAGAGCGGTCAAAGAAGCATATCTCCCCTGCTTTCGGGAATTGCTGGATGTACCTTTGCCAGTACCACTGACGGGCTTCCTGCTCGGTCGGCTTGTCCAAAGCAACCACACGCGCGTACCTTGGGTTTAAATGCTCCATGAAGCGTTTGATGGCACCGGACTTGCCTGCGGCATCGACCCCTTCAAAGAGGATGATGTGCTGGGTCTTTTGCTCACGGACAAAGTGTTGCCACTTGAGCAGCTCAACTTGAAGGGCGGTGAGGTTCATTTCTCCCCCCAACTCAAACCTCTGTTTCTGAGCGCATCTTTTATTTCTCGCTCAGTCACTTTGCCAATATTAGGAACTCTTGTGAGGTAGTGGCAGTTATCTCTCAAACGCTCAAGCAGTTGACCAATCGTTTCGATTCCCTCCGACTTCAGACAGTTGGTCGCACGCACGCTCAACTCCAAGTCCCAGACCGATTGCTCAAATATCGGGTGTTTGTAATTTCTTAAGGCAAGCATTTTCTCCCTGCCCACAAAACAAGCAAACACCCCATCATTGATTTCGTCAAAAACTAATTCGATACCGTTTGCAAAAATGTAATAGTTCAAGAGTTTTTCTCCTTGAGTTTGGCTTCGATGGCTCGGGCGAATTCAGTTTCTGGCCCCCAACAACTGTTGAAGCCAATCACATCGTCTAGGATTTTGGACACTTCATCATCCGTCAGTCCCTGCCATTCACTCTTAAGGCCACAACGACAGTGGATGCGGTCACATTTGGGCTGTATAAGTTCTTCAGCCGCATACTGCATCGCTTGACCAATCTTCTTGACCAGCACTTGCTCGATCAATGGCACGATGGATTCTTGTAACCATTCTCGCAACGCTTGGTCTTGTTGCTTTGTAAGTGGCTTGGTTGGATAACCATTCATGTCTTCTCCTTGATGTTCTTTGCAATCCTCAGTCGTTCTGTATTCAGAATCTCCAAAGTTTTTGTCTGCATGGCTTCGCCCGTACCTTGAAGGGCTATCTCTGCGCAGGCATCACGGGCGCACACCCACACATACTTGGCGTTGGTGCGACCAAGCAGCTTTTGCTCTGGCTCTGTGAGCGTGACCCACCATTCATCAAATGTCATCGCTTCATCTCCCGTACTAATGCCGCAAAACTTGCCACGGTGTCGGCGGCGAATGGGATTTTGAATTGTTCAATGACACGGGCCACTTCTTCAAGCACGTCGTTGCGATAGCACAGAGTATCGTCGTCATCAATGACACGGCGGGGGGTTTTGGTTTGCTCATCAGGGGTGATCATTTTTTTCCTTCGTAGTGTTTTTCTTTACGTTCAATCGGTTTCCATCCAAACCTGCGCCATGTCTGCGTTACATCTGTCGCAGCAGCAGGAACATACTTGAAATTAGGGTCAAGGATGCCAACTGGTCGGTATTCAGTTTTGTCTCGGTGCTCAAGTTTTACAGCTTTTAATTTCATGATTTCTCCAAGGGCTAGGACGAAACTCTCCGTCCCCTTATAGGGAACGGTCATAGTTGTCGCTCGCCGACCAACTTGGACAGCGACTCCAACAGCGAAACATTTTCCTCGTCGACCACGATGGCAAAACCACCAGCGACGTTGATGCGGTCAATCTCTCTAAGCTGCAATGCAGTCGGTCGCCCCCCGTTGGCTTTGCACTCGATCGCAAAGAATACGCCGTTGAGGCATCCAACAATATCAGGGATTCCGCTACGACCATAGCCACCAGTCGCAGGCATGAAGTAATAAGCGCCAATTGAATCAAGGATGCGCTTTGCTCTCTCTTTAACTTTGCCCTCAGGGGTCATGGATTACTCCTTTGTTGACTGAGTATAGTGCATAAAAAAACCCAAGTCAATACTTGGGCGTAAAAAAACCTCGGGGGTAAACCCGAGGTTAAGGGACAAAGTGACTAAGTGTCAGTGTGTCGTGCTATCAACTTACAACATAGGTATCACCCGCAACTAGAAAGAAGTATGTCATCTGACGGCGCACTCCGTTGGTGTGCGTGAAGTCGCTAAACTTAACGCCGATATGTTCAACAGGTTGGTCTTCATCCATCAGTTTGAGAATGGTGATCTTCTCCTGATAGTTAGTAGGCAACTCGTATGTCGACTTGTGCTCGGTGAATTCCTTCGTTGCCATGTCCCACATGGATAGCGAACCATCATCCTCTATGCGTAGGCATGCGCCTGTGTTAGTAGAGAAAGACGCTTGGACTGCACGAGATATGCGATGGTTATCAATATACATTCGCCACTCGCGTGGTAGTTTCGCCATCACGTTGGTTGGCACTTTAGCTGGCTTGGTCTCAAGCTCGTCATACTCTGCAAGGAAAGCCACCACTTCTCTCGCTGCCATTCGCACCGAACCCTCCACATGATCGGCGGCACGGCGCACCATGCGGTTGATCTTGTCCGATACAGTATCGCCCAACTCTTCCGCTCGTTTCTCAATGGGTGCGGGTTTGAACATTTCCTTGATGACTTTGACCGCAATCTTCAAGTGCTTGGTTGACTGTGTGCCACGGCGCTTGTTTATGCCCTCGGAAGAAACTTCAAAAACAGGCTCGTTGTCGTTACGCCGATAGCGCATGGATGCGCCTATCTTGCCAACAGGTTGTGCGCCCTCGTAAACAGCAACCGAACTGATTTTCTCCTTATCACCATACCCATGGGTGTCGGTTACCTTGTAGGTAAACGCAGGGTTGAACATGGATGCCTCGCACAGTATGGTGATCAGCTTTGCTTCAACTGGTTTACCCGCATACTTGTTGAATTCGATCTTGCCTTGCAAAATCTCTGGCAGTTGTGTCGGTGTCATAGTTGCTTCCTTTCTTACCACGAATACTTGTTGATGATGGCGTCGACTTTGGTCTTCACAGTCTCACGCACATAGTCGCTTTCTTTGATGGTCTCGGTGTCGGCGTTGATCAACGCAGCTTCAAGATCACGCCGTGCCTCTTCTAGCTTAGGGTCATTGGTGACATTGAGTCGCCGCAGTAAACCCACCATCTCTCTGGCGTTTGTCAGTAGCGTGCCATGGAAAACCTTGCGGTTGCCTTCCTCATCGCTTGCGAGTCGCTCGCTCATGTGTGACAAGCACTCATGCAGTCGGCCCCACACATCACGCATGGCTGTGTCGAGTCGCTCGTTGAAGTGCTGCTCGTATTGTTGCATCAGCTCAGCCTTGACTTGCTCGCCTATGTCGATACGAAAATCACCCGATGTTGGCAGGGGCATCAGCGTATACTGAAACCGGAACTTCTTGGCAACGGCTTCTGGCTCAGGATACTCGTCTCGGTCGAACAAGTCACCCAGTTGGAACGCAGCCGCTGATATCAGCGTAGGGTAGACTTTGATGAAATTATCCGCCAGTCTTTCAAACTCCACCTTGTGTTCGTCAAGTTGGCGTTTGTATCCACCATTGATTAAGTTCTCCATCGTCACGATGCGCCCACCATTGTCAGACCAAGGGATAGTCTGCTTGGTATTCCACAAGCGAATCTTGGCGGCATACTTGTTGACTGCTTCCAAGTGTGGGTTACCTGCAAGCAAATGCTTGTGGTAGTTGCCTGCTTTCACCTTGGTGTTCTTGGCTTGGTCAACCTCCTCCGATACTTTCTTGTCGAGCTTGCGAGCAGTCCAGCAAGAGATGTTGAGTTCTACTAGCATGCTAGAAGTAGCAATGCCTACCGAGTCAAACTGTTGTGCGATTTCCATGTTGCTTCTCCAAGTTATTCAGTTGCGACAAAGTGACCATCAGTCATGTTGTCAGAGTTGCTGATTAAATACTCCACGATCTGTGCGAGTGAAGGCTCAAAGCCAATCCTCCTTTCAAGTTGTCCTTGCATCGCACGCAAACGATCACCTGCTTGCGCAGAAATGCTGAGGGTCATACGCTTCCTTATCGTATTGCCCTCGGCTCCGAACATATCGATGGTCTTGGTATCAATGTCTTGTTTCATACTATCTCTCACAATCCATCGACATAAACGCTTTGGCCAGTGGTTGGCACAAAGTCACGCTTGCCATACACACACCACAGAACAGGCGCAGACACGCCCGCCCAGTCCCCACACCCATCACTATTGAAGTAGCCATCGGTCAGCATGATCACGCACTGTGGTTCGATGCGGTTCTCAACCATAAACCTCGGCACACACTCAGGCGTAGTGCCACCACCCCCTGCGGGTTTCGTGGTCTCGGTGAGGTCTTGCACCTCGTGCCCCTTGTATGTTTCTCGTCGTGCGACATGGCTATCCCAATACAGAAGTTCGATGGTCTCGGGCGCCACCTCGTCGCAAATGGTCTTGACTTCGCCAAGAAACTGTGCAAGCGCTTGCCCTCCGATCGATCCTGATGTGTCGATACCAAGAACAAACATCTCAGCTTTACGGCTTTCCGATGTTGGCATCACGATATCTACGCCAAGAAACCTGCGGTTTGGTCGGCGCCATGTAGACTGATCACCTCCCTTGGTTGCAAGTTTGATGAAGTCTCGCAGTGCTTCACGCCAGTCCACCTTAGGATGCAAGAGTTGGTCGATGTTGCGATCGACATTGCCTTTCATGCGCCCTGCTAACATAGCACCTTCACGCAATGCGGAGTCGATCTCGCGCCCGAGTTCTTCCTCTTCTTCCTCGGACATATCTTGCGCACCATCCCAGTCGTGGTCGTCAAAGTTGTCACTCTCGCCTTGACTTGGTGACCCGCCGTCACTTTGTCCTTTGCCTTTCCCGCTACCACCACCGCCACCCCCACCGGATTCTTCCAGAAGTAGGTTAAAGACTTGTTTGGTATCCATGTCACGAAACCGCTCGTCATACAAGCCCATGAGCTTGCCAGTCTGCGGGTCTCTTGGCATGGCAACCTCTTGCTCGTAGGGGTCGGCGTCCCTGATTTGCAAGTTGATCACATAGTCCATGGCGTTGTTGGTCAGACGCTTGTCGATCTTTGCAATGTCTGCCCACACAGTCATGTGCCGATACGCTTTGTGCAAGGCTTCATGCAATACAAGGAAAGCGAGTTGCTTGTCGTTGAGCACCCCCACAAAGTTGCGTCCGTAGGTTACATCTCGCCCGTTGGTGTATGCGGTCGGGCAGTCGTCATCTACTGTGACTTTGCCTACCATGAATAAACCAGAGAATTGACAGAACAATTTACTCTGCATCAGGTTGACATGCACCCTCTCGATGCGTTGTTCAGCGGTTAGTTGCATTGCTACTCTCCATGATCTTGCGATAGATCTGCTTTGCTTTGTTGATATGGTTGAGCGTGGATTCATCAGTCCATCGCACGCTCGGATTGACTCGGCTTGCTAACAGCCAAGCAAAAATAAAGTCGGCTTCAGTCATCATGCTCTCCGTGTTGTTGAATCATTTCAACGAAATGGTCGTAGTGGGCACTCACAGATTCAACCACCATGGAGACAAAGTGACGCTTGGTCACTTCGTCGTGGCGATTTAGTTGCACACCACCAAATGCAATGGTGCGACACAAGGCGTGCATGATCACATTCATGTCCACATCCTTCTCACCGATGAAGTCGGTCAAGGCTTCGAACAAGTCGTGCATGACCACTTGGTCTTCGTGATCCATAACTTTGCGGCTTTCTCCCATCATGGCCTCCAAATTAAGATATCAAGTAACACCACAATGACGGCAACGAGTAGCACCACTCGCACCATCTTCTCTTCATGCGTCAGCATCTTCATCCTCCTCTTCCACTTCGATACGCAAGAACCTTGCGCCTTCAAAGATTTCCACCACTTCATACTTGATCTTCATTTGATCAAGGGCTTCGTAGAGTTCATGTGCAGTCATGCTTCTTTCCTCTCAGAACAAATACTGGTTGTCACGCATCCAGTTGACAAATGCGCCGTTCGTTACCATGAGTTGCTTCTTCTCGGGGTGCTTCATACCAGACAAGCAAAACACCGATTGAAGTTCTTTCGGTGTGCGTTTCAGGTAGTCAAACCATGGGCCCACAGTTGCTCGGTCAATCCGTTGCAAAGCACCAAACGCCATGATGTTCAACGCCGCAGGTGACGATGGGAGTTTCGCACCCTTGGGGTCAGCGATCACTTCTGCCCATGTCGGCAGGGAGTCGGACACTTCCACATACGCCACCATGTCTCTGGCAGCAGGCTCACCAATGGTTCCTGATAGCGCAGTAATGAGAGCATTGCGTGTGATGGAGTCTCTGCCCTTGACGATGTTGCTTGCCCGTGCAAGTGAGCGAGGCGACACATACGATTTCTGCGGAGTCTTGGGGTTGAAGATGTAGTGGTTGTCGGCTTGGCTTGGGTCACGATACGATGCAAGGGCATGCGGGTAGGCTTTGATCCAAGCCACCACTTCCTCTGCAATGTCGTTCTGGATAGCCCACATACCCCATGAGTCCTCATCCACGCTACCATCGGCGTTAAACCCTGCGTGTGGTTTCTTGATAGGCACAACAGTGAGTCGGTTCAAAGAGTGAGCTTTGAGCATGTCGCCCACGCCATCGGTTGTGTTGTTACCCGCCGTGATGACGATGGTGTCTTTGTGTTGCTTAAAGCCACCGATCCGGCGCTCGTTGAGCAGTGGGTGTAGCATGTTTTGGACAGCCTGTGATGAGGGCTTGGTGAATTCGTCAATGAAAATCACCAGTGGTTCACCAGTGTGGAAACCCCAATGGTCGTTGGGATACAGAGATGTGGTCTTGGTCTCATGGTTGGGCATGGGGATGCCAATGTCACCTAACTCTGTATTAGGCGTATCTATGTAGATGCCACGAAACCCTGTTCTGTCTACGATGCGCTCAAACATCGCAGTTTTGCCGACCCCTGGTTCGCCGACAAGATGCACAGCGTTTGTATGTCCGATAGCAAGGATGAGTTCCTCGGCTTCGTTCAAAGAGATTTCGGTTGAGAGTCTGACTTCCATTTTGTTTCCTTAGTAGTTGCAGTTGAGTTGAATGACAAGATGACTGCCGGTCACTTTGTCTTGAGGGCTTGCTTGCTTGCATCGAATAAACCAAAGTCCTCCAAGTCTTTGGCGTGTTGCAGTTCGTCTGCGTGTTTGACTAGTTCCATATCAAGTTCCTTCATGGTTGCGGTTGATAATGCTTTTTGCTTCGCACTACTGTGCTTGCCTGCGTTTCGATTTGGATTATTGATCAGTTCCCTTACAACAAGATTACGTTTCATTTGCTTCCTCCAGTTCATGCACCATGCCAAGCACCCAGATTTCAAGGTCGTTGGCTTGCTCGATCAAGTTGGCTTTGCGCATGGCTTCAGCCAAGTGCATGCCGTGTTCATAGATGCGTAGTGAGACTGGTGTTTTTTGGACAGGGTGACTGTCCATCACTTTGTCGCACTCCCCTTCTCCTTCGATTTCCCAGATCCGCAGTTCGCTCATGTCCGTATCTCCTTCTGGTTGGTTTGTTTAAGTGCAGTCGGCGCAGAGGTCGGGGTGACAAACATATAGCCACCCTTTCCATACTCTTGTAGCACAGTCCAAGACTGTCGTGTGATGCGGGATTGCTCTTCTCCGCAACCCTTGCAGATGAGGTGTCCGTAAGATGCACGTTTCTTACCGATGCCGTTGTTGCATCCAACAGCTTGGCAGTAGCCGTTTTTGTATCGTTTGTATGTCATGGTGAGGTTTGCTTTCAGTTTGGCGTTGCCCACGCGCAGATGCGTTGGATGATGGGGTCGGTTGATTTGCTGACACACCAGTTGGATTTGATACCGCGATAGCCAGACTCGTAGTCTTCCCGCACGCCGTATGCCATGCCTTCGATCTCGCTGAGTGGCTTGCGGAATAGTTCGTTCCAGTTGCGGTCGAAGGCAATGATGATTGGGTTTGCTACTTTGATAGGTTGATGTGATGCGTTGTTGGCAGATCGAATTTGCATTGCTGACTCCTGAAAGGGAAGAAATGTTGATAGACCGATGGAAACGACATAGTGACCATGTGTCATTTTGTCGCTGAGGTGGGCATGAGTGAAACACGCATAGCCGACCCCCTGCTCGAAGGCAGAGCCTGAGTATACCATAAATACTATACAATGTCAAGTGGTTGTCTGCTTTGCAAGGGATGTGTCGGGGGATGATCTGGGTTGTTCGGCAGGGGATTGTTTTGAATGTAACAAAAGGGGGATAGAACAATATGTCTGGCAAAGGTATTCAGAATGAGGGTAGCGATGAATGTAGAAGTTTTACAATGTTCTAAAAAAATGAAAAATTCGAACATTACAAGGAAAAATTCGAACATTTGATTTTTGGCGTAAGTTATTGATTTATATATGTTTTTATTTTTTATTTGCTTAAATAATAATCAATGTTCTTAATGTTATGGGAGAGTGCGGGAAAAAATATATTCGCGGGAAACTACCGCCCCCCTGAGGGGCACTTGCCGAGAGGCCCGTGCGAACAGCAAAAGTGAAAATTCGAAAATTCTCAAAAACCCCAAGAACAATAGAACAATAATGAACTTTCCTTTAAAATCAACAACTTAGGTTGTTCTGAAAAAGTGTATTGTTCCGTGTTTTTTTAGAACATTTAAAAATTGTATACAAAAAACAGGCGTTTTTGGCGCTTTTTGCGGGGCTCCCGCGTTGAAATGACCGTTCCGTTCCCGAATTGTCTTGTGCATAGGACATTTGTCTCCCTATTGCAAAATTTTAGCTTTTTGTAAATTTTGTAAGCGCCATGTAAGGTGACTGGCTATTATCGTAGGGACATGATGACAAGGGGTCATCATGTTAACACTCACTAACTTGGAGAATGTATGAGCAACACAATAGCAACACAGGTGGCAGTGCCCACCATTGAGGGCGCATGCGAGGCAGGGCGCATGTTTGCAAAATCGGAAATTGACGCACAGGGCTCGTTAGAGGTTTACGCTAGAACCCTTGGAACCGATCCAACCATTGACCATTGGAACCAATGCCGCATCAGTTGGGTCAATGCCTATGTTAGCGTCAAACCACAGGCAAAGGGGAACAGCGCCGACAAGGCCTTTGCCCGATTCAAGGGCAGGCTCACCGAGTCCTATGGTATCGAAGCACCAAAAGCAAAATCGGAGGCCGCCGAAAAAAAGGCTCAGGAACGGGCCAAAAAGGCTCAGGAATTGGCGCAACGATTTGAGGCCTATTCTGACGCCGACTTAACTGGCATGCTACAGAAAGCATACGCCGACCAAGCACAGAACCCGATGAAAAAATCCTCATTGTTGGGTGAATTGGAAAGGGCAGTAAAACAAAGGGCAAAGGCTCAGGCAGAGGTCAATCGTGATGCGTTGAAAGCATCAAGGGATCGACTGTTCAAGTTGGCGAGGGAATGTAACGACCCGATCCGAATCGATGCGGCGTGTGATGTCCTTGATGAACTCAATTTTGATATCAAAATAGGTTGATCTAGCCAGTTTGCCTGAGGGAAATTCCCTCAGGTTTTTTTGGGCTCCCGCGTTGAAATGACCGTTCCCTGCTTGGACATAGTGATTTTTGGTCATCATGTCGCTGGTTGCTGGGTTAGGGTTTGTCCTAAGTAGATTTTTTATTTTGTAAGGGTCTTGTAAGCTTGATAGCATAGTATCAAGAGACCTGATCGATTGGCGATCGGGATAACTGGAGATCAAAATGGAGAAAACTACAGTAGCAGCAGCCGTGGAAGCTTTGAGCTTTGACGACAAAAACGCAGCCTATGAACAAGGTGGACGTTATGCCAAGAGCAAAATGGAAACCCTGAGCATAGCTCAAGACGCAGCCAGGACGATGGGGACAAACCCCAGCTTTGACCGCTGGGAAAACTACCGCATGGAATGGGTTGCTGGTCATGCTCACGCAAACCCGCAGCTCACTGGTAATGCGCACGATGCAGCCTGGGCTGATTTTGCCAAGCTCTTGAACAACTTGTTCGGGTTGACCAAACCTACCAGTACATCGGCTGCAGCCGAAAAGAAACGTGCTGAACGTGAGAAAGCAAACGAAGAGCTGCTGCAAAAGTACGAAGACACACCAGCGATCCACTTGCGTGATCAGCTTGCGAAGACGTACGAAGCTATGGCAAAAAACCCTGAGAACAAAGACCTGAAGAAAAAACAAAAAGAGCTGGACAAAGTGTTGAAGCTCAAGACCAGCGAAGAGAATAAAGCGCATGGCGAAGAGCTGCGCAGCCTGAGAGCTCAGGTCAAAGAAGCTGCAGCCAAATGTACTGATATCGAGAAACTGGAGGCAGTCTTGGAGATCCTGGACGAATACACTGATATCGCATACACGATCGAAGATCAATCATTATTCGACACACTGGACGATATGCGAATGGGCAAGACACACAACCAGTAATATATAAACTCATATTCAGCCCAGCCTAACAAGCTGGGCTTTTTTACGCCCAGCAGCAGCCCCTGATCCGGTCTACTTGGCCCAGCGATCCGGCCCCCCAGCTACCCCAGCCCCCCAAAACCCAGCGAAGGGGAGGTAGGGGCCCACTACACTCTAATCCACTCACCCGATACCGCAAATTGAAATTAAACACCCCCCACCCCCATTAAATTCTCCGTAGCAAACTACAAAATCACAATATACAAAACCACCCCCTTGAAGGGACCCGTAGGAATCGGTATGATCGGAATGCTGCGGTTCTCTCTCCGCCGCAGCTTGTAGTTGCTCTCTCCTCTTGCCCCTTGGCCAAAAGCTGGGGGGCTTTTTTTATTGAAAGTTTTCTGTTACATTTTTGCCATCCCTTCAAGGTGCGCAACAACTCATGATTCCTGTCGAGCCAACAGCGGACTACCCAATACCTGCTAACGCAGCAGAACAGGTAGCTCCTACTCTGCAAGAAAATGCCCGTGTCGCTGCCAATACAGCAAATTTAATGTCTGAATTGGGCATGCCGTTTGAAATGACGGCAGACGATGAGGAAGAAGCCCGCAAACTTTTTGCTGAAGTTGACAAGAAAAAGAGCGGCAATAGAGGCAATGCTGCAGTTAATCCCCCCGCGTTATATCAGGGCAATGTAGCCCTCAAACTGTCCGCACTCCTTACAGAATACGACCACAAAGTTGTGCTCGACGCGGCTCAAGCACGCACTTACATAATGAACAGATTGCTTGAAATAAGCAATTGCGGCGAGGCCAAAAACGAATTGCGTGCTCTCGAACTCATGGGCAAGCTCAGTGATGTCGGGGCATTCACAGAAAAGTCTGAAGTCACCATCACGCACCGTTCAAGCGGCGATATCAAACAGATTTTGCAAGAAAAAATTTCTAGGCTGCTCAATTCCACTGTTGTAGACGTTGAATCACGGGATGTAAAGAAAGAATTGGGCCTTGTAGAAGATGTAATACTTGAAGAAAAGGTCCCGCAAGAGGACGAACTGGGCGAATATATTGCATCGCGTGCCAAGAAACAGGTTCCTAGCAGCGAGAACGACAATGTTTGATGCACAAAAGCTGTTAAAACTACAAAAAGCGCTGCCTAATATGAGCGACGCGCAGATACTTGACCTGTACGCAACGTTTGAAGAGCACGATATTCTTGCAGAACGCGAATTAGCTCGCCAAAAATTCATACCGTTTGTGAAAAAAGTGTGGCCGCACTTCATTGAAGGCGCGCATCACAAGCGAATGGCTGAAGCCTTTGAGCGGGTAGCTCGTGGAGAGCTAAAACGACTCATCATCAACATGCCGCCACGGCATACCAAGTCAGAATTTGCGTCTTATCTGTTACCGGCGTGGTTTTTGGGTAAATTTCCGCAGAAAAAAGTGATCCAGACATCGCATACAGCGGAGCTTGCGGTGGGTTTCGGTCGTAAGGTGCGTAACTTGGTGGACTCAGATGTTTTTTCTGAAATTTTTCCCGGCGTTAGTTTGCAAGCGGATTCCAAAGCGGCAGGGCGGTGGAATACCAACCGGGGCGGGGACTACTTTGCTATTGGTGTGGGCGGTGCCGTCACCGGTAAAGGCGCTGACATTCTGATCATTGACGACCCGCACTCAGAACAAGAGGCTGCACTTGCGGCAACGAGCCCTGAGATTTACGACAAGGTATACGAATGGTATACGTCAGGTCCAAGGCAGCGTCTGCAACCAGGCGGTGCAATTGTGATCGTGATGACTCGCTGGGCTCAAAGAGATTTGACCGGTCAAGTGCTAAAAGCCGATGCACAGCGAGGCGGTGAGGGTTGGGAGGTGATTGAGTTTCCAGCTATTTTGCCTTCGGGTAATCCCCTATGGCCGGGGTTTTGGAGCAAAGAAGAACTTGAGGCTTTGCATGAAGAACTGCCCAATGCAAAATGGCAAGCGCAGTACCAGCAAAACCCGGTAGGTAACGAGTCAGCGATTGTTAAACGCGATTGGTGGAAGTGGTGGGAAAAAGACGAGCCGCCGCAATGTGAGTACATCCTTCAGAGTTGGGACACGGCGTTTGAGAAAAATAACCGTGCTGACTATTCAGCGGGCACAACGTGGGGCGTGTTTCACTGTAAAGAAGATGGGTTCAGACCAAATTTGATTCTCTTGAACGTGTACAAAAAACGCGTTGAGTTTCCTGATTTAAAACGTGACGTCTTGGATGAGTACAAGATGTACGAACCTGACAGTGTGATCATCGAGAAGAAAGCGTCTGGTGCGCCACTGATCTATGACATGCGAGCGATGGGCGTGCCAGTGCAGGAGTATACGCCGAGCAAAGGACAAGATAAGATTGCCAGATTGAACTCAGTGGCCGACATCATTGCATCGGGTAAAGTATGGGTGCCACAAACTCGATGGGCAGAAGAGTTGGTGGATGAGGTAGCTGCGTTTCCCGCAGGCGAACACGATGACTTGGTTGATGCAACGACGCTTGCGCTGATGCGGTTCAGGCAGGGTGGCTTTTTGCGTTTGCCCAGTGACGAGCCAGAAGATGTGGTGTATTTCAAAGGGAGCCGCTACCGCGAGCGGTTTTACACAGTTTAAGGATAAATCATGGCGACAAGTGGCATTGACAAAGGTTTGTATCAAGCACCAATGGGGCTTGAAGATGCGGGGCCCGATATTGAAATTGAAATCGAGGATCCCGAGGCGGTGCGCATTGGTCTTGGCGACATTGAAATTGACCTTGAGCCACGCAAAGAAACTGCTGAAGATTTTGATGCCAACTTGGCCGACTACATGGACGACCGAGAGCTTGAATCGTTAGGCTCTGAGTTGGTGGCGGATTTTGATAAAGACACCCAAGACCGCAAAGAGTGGGTGCAGACGTATGTAGAAGGCTTGAAGCTCTTGGGTTTGCGCTATGAAGAGCGCACTGAGCCTTGGCAGGGCGCATGTGGGGTGTTCCACCCGATGCTGACTGAGTCAGTTGTGCGCTTTCAGTCAGAAGCCATGATGGAGACATTCCCCGCAGCGGGGCCTGTTAAGACCCAGATCATTGGCCGTGAGACACCGGATGTGCAAGCGGCGTCCACACGCGTGCGCGACGACATGAATTACCAGCTCACCGAGGTGATGGCTGAGTATCGCCCCGAGCATGAAAAGCTTCTTTGGTCGCTCCCGCTTGCTGGCTCTGCGTTCAAGAAGGTCTACTATGATCCCAGTTTGGGACGTCAAGTGGCGGTGTTTATTCCAGCGGAAGACATCGTCGTGCCCTACGGTGCGTCTAGTTTGGAGCGTGCCGAGCGGGTCACGCATGTGATGCGCAAGACCGAGAATGAGCTGGCCAAGCTCATGGAGGCAGGCTTTTATCGTGAGGTGGAGTTGGGTGAGCCCAGCCGGGACCTTGACGACATTGAGAAGCAAAAAGCAGAAGAAACCGGTATGTCAGCGATCCAAGACGATCGCTACCGGGTGCTTGAGATGCACGTTGACTTGGACTTGAAAGGGTTCGAGCACACGGATAAGAGTGGAGAAAAAACGGGCATTGCGTTGCCATACGTTGTGACGGTTGAAAAAGGCACCGGCAAAATCTTGGCTGTGCGTAGGAATTGGTATGAAGAAGACAAGCTTCACCTCAAGCGCCAGCACTTCGTCCACTACCAATACATACCGGGATTCGGGTTCTACGGTTATGGACTTATTCATCTTATTGGCGGTTATGCTAAGTCCGCTACTATGCTTATTCGGCAACTTGTTGATGCTGGTACTCTTAGTAATCTCCCGGGCGGGCTGAAGTCTCGTGGCTTGAGAATTAAGGGCGACGACACCCCAATTTCACCGGGAGAGTTCCGAGATGTGGATGTGCCATCCGGTTCCATCCGAGACAACATTCTGCCCCTGCCATACAAAGAACCCAGTCAGGTTTTGTACACGCTCTTTAATCAGATCGTGACCGAGGGCCGTGCGTTTGCCTCCAGCGGTGATATGAAGGTAAGCGACATGTCTAGCCAAGCCCCCGTGGGCACCACGCTGGCCATTCTTGAGCGCACTTTGAAAGTGATGACTGCTGTGCAGTCGCGCATCCACTATGCGATGCGTCAAGAGTTCCGTCTGCTCAAAGGCATCATTGCCGACTACACACCAGAGGAATACAGCTACGAGCCGGTGCAAGGCTCGCGCAAAGCCAAGCAGTCTGACTATGACTTGGTAGATGTGATCCCGGTGAGTGATCCCAACGCCGCGACCATGGCGCAAAAGATCGTCACATACCAAGCAGCTTTGCAGTTGGCTCAGACAGCGCCTCAGCTCTACAACTTGCCGGTTTTGCACCGTCAGATGCTGGAGGTTTTAGGCGTTAAAAATGTGACTAAGCTTGTACCGATGGAAGACGATTTGACTCCGATTGATCCTGTACAAGAAAACATGAACATCATGACGATGAAGCCAGTCAAGGCGTTCATTGAACAAAACCATCCAGCGCATATTGCGACGCACATGGCGTTTATTCAAGATCCGCATACGCAGCAGATGCTACAAATGAACCCGCAAGCGCAACAGATCGTGGCCGCAGAAATGGCTCACGTCAACGAGCACTTTGCATTTGACTATCGCCTCAAAGTCGAACAGATGATTGGCATGCCTTTGCCGCCAATGCAAGACGACAATGCACCAGAAGGTGAAGATCGTCCAGAGATTCCGAAGCAGATTGCCGATCAGATCGCCATGCTGGCAGCGCAAGCGACACAACAAATTGCGCAGCAAAATCAACAAGCCGCGCAGCAACAGGCAGCCCAGCAGCAAATGCAAGACCCTGTGGTCCAAATGCAGATGCAAGAGCTCCAGCTCAAGCAGCAAGAGGTTCAGCTCAAGGCGCAAAAGCAGCAAATGGAGATGCAAGCCAAAGAGCAACAGATCCAAATCGAGGCTGCACGTATCGCGGCACAAAAAGAAATCGCAGCCATGCAAGTAGCCGCCACAACCGCTGCCAACAAAGAAAAGTTGATGCGTCAAACGGCAATCGACACTGCCAAGCTTGGTATTGACTCAGCCAAACATAAAGAACTTCTGGCCCACCAGCGTCAACAGCAAGCCTCGCAACAGCGTGCGCAAGCTCAACAACAAGCCTTGCAACAGCAACAAAAATCTACACCTAAGAAAGAAAACACTTGAGCGATACACAAGCGTTTCACCATCTCCTCAAGGAGATTGCAAAAGAACGGGTCATGAAGGAAACCGCCTGCTCCGGCGGGAACCTCAAAGACTTTGCTGAGTACAAAAACCTCTGCGGGGTAATCCAAGGTCTAAGCCTTGCAGAGTCCATTATCAAAGACCTTGTGCAAAAACTGGAGCATGACGATGACTGAGTTCGATGTGAGCGCAGTAAACCTCTCTGGCATCTTGAATAAAGAAGCCGAAGAAAAGGCAAAACAATTGCCCGAACCCTCTGGGTTTTACCTGCTGTGTGTTGTCCCGGAGGCGATGGAAGAGTATGCCGACAGCGATGTTGGTTTGCTTAAAGACGCTAAAACCATGCACTATGAGGAAGTCACCACCCCGGTGCTCTTTGTGGTCAAGATGGGCCCCGAGGCATATGTTGACAGAACGAGGTTCCCAACCGGCCCTCGATGCAAGCTCGGTGATTTTGTCATTGTTCGCCCCAATTCCGGCACCCGTTTGAAGATCCACGGCCGTGAGTTCCGCATCATCAATGATGATTCTGTGGAAGCAGTTGTGCAAGATCCTCGCGGTATCAGCCGTGTTTTCTAAGGAGTGAACCATGGCAACATTCAAGGGCGAAGAATTTAAGTTCCCCGACGAAGTTGATAACAAAGCCGAGGCAGCAGCCGAGGACAAGTTTGAAGTTGAAATCGAGGATGATGCTCCCCCGCAAGATCGTGGACGCAAGCCCATGAAAGAGAAGGTGGAGGATCCTACAGAAGACGAACTTGCTGCGTATGACGAGAAAGTTCAAGCTCGCATCAAGAAGTTCACCCGTGGCTATCACGACGAACGCCGTGCCAAAGAAGAAGCTTTGCGCGAGCGCGAGGCGGCTGAAGCGTTTGCAAAGAGCGTGTTGGAGGAAAACAAACGCCTTCAACAGCAAGTTGCAAATGGCAGCAAGAGCTACATCGAGACTAACAAAAACGCCGCAGAAACCCGCCTGAATGCAGCTAAAGACAAGCTCAAAGCCGCATTTGAGGCCGGCGATGCAAGCGCCCTTGCCGATGCTCAAGCTGAAGTCGCAGATGCCGCCGCTCATCTTCGTGAAGCACAACGCATGCAGCCTGTGCAGGTCAAAGAAAAAGAGTACACCCCAGCTTCTCAGCAACAACCGCAAACCGCGCCTTTGACAAACCGCACCCAGAAATGGATGGCTAAAAACGCCGAGTGGTTTGGAAAAGACGAAGAAATGACGATGGCCGCAATGGGTATTGACAAGAAGTTGCAGCGAGAGTATGGTGCGGACTATGTTGGTACGAAGGAATACTTCAAAACCATCGACAAGACAATGCGAAAGCGTTTTCCCGAACATTTCGGTGCTGAACAGGACGATGAGTCCGAAACTCCGGCAAAAGAGGAAAAACCTCAAAGCCGTGCAAAATCAGCTACTGTGGTGGCTCCGGCCTCCCGTAGCACTCCGCCTAGTCGTATTAAGTTAAAGGCATCCGAAGCCGCGATTGCTCGCAGACTTGGGGTTCCTTTGGAACTGTACGCAAAGCAGGTTGCTCAATTGAAAAGAGGTGAATAATGGAACAGCAAAACGAAACCCAAACGTCCAGCCGCCAAAACCGACTGGCCCGTGAACTTGATACTAGGCAAGCAGCCGCCCGTCCCCAGATGTGGCGTCCGCCCGAAACTTTGCCCATGCCGGATGCACGTCCGGGTTGGATCCATCGTTACGTCCGTATCAGCACCATGGGAACTGCTGACCCCCAGAACATCTCCAGCAAACTGCGCGAGGGGTACGAACCTGTTAAGGCAGAGGATTACCCCGAATTGATGATGCACGCCTCAACTGAAGGCCGCTTTAAAGGTGGCGTTGAAGTTGGTGGTTTGCTGCTCTGCCGTATTCCTGAAGAATTTATGAAGCAGCGGGCGCAATACTACGACCGCCAAAACAAAATGCAGATGGAATCGGTGGATCAAAGCTTCATGCGAGAGAATCATCCGTTGATGAAGAAGTTCTCTGAACGCGACTCACGGGTGTCTTTCGGTTCTGGTTCATAAATTTGAAGGAGTCTTAAATGGCTTATCCCACCGTCAGCAAGACGTATGGCTTCAAACCCCTCCAGCGATTGGATGGGCTGCCCTACGCCGGAGCGATCCGTCAAATCCCCGTTGCGGCTGGCTATGCTACCGCTATCCTGAACGGCGACACCGTTTCCATCTCTGGTGGTTACCTGATCGCTAAAACCGCTACCAACTCTGGTGACACCGTTGGTGTCTTGGTTGGTTGCCAGTACGTTGACTCAAACGGCCAAACCCGTCAAGGTCAATATTACCCCGCAGCCACCTCGACCGCCTCTGCATTGGCTTACGCCTATGTGGTGGATGATCCTGCCGCTGTGTTCCAAGTTGCCGCGACCACCGCTGGCTCTACTGTTCCCGCAGCTTACAGCCGCGCAGCAATGGTTGGCAAGAACGTCGCTATGGTCGCCAACGTCGGAAACACCACCACTGGTGATTCCTACTACGGTATTGATGGCTCTTCGGCTACCACGACCGCAACCTTCCCCATTCGCGTCATTGACGTGGTTTCAGCAAGCGCTACTGGCCCGCAGAGCAGCAACAGCACGACTTATTATGAGTTTGTCGTGAAGTGGAACCTGCCCCAGTACAACGATTCAACCGGGGTTTAAGGAGTAAATCATGGCAATTTCACGTGCACAACTATTGAAAGAGCTCTTGCCCGGTCTGAACGCTTTGTTCGGTCTGGAGTATGCCCGTTACGGCGAAGAGCACAAAGAAATCTACGAAACCGAAACCTCGGAGCGTAGCTTTGAAGAGGAAACCAAGCTGTCTGGCTTCTCTGCCGCACCTGTGAAGCCTGAAGGCTCCGCAATTGCGTATGACAACGCTCAGGAAGCATGGTCTACTCGATACAACCATGAAACCATTGCCTTGGGTTTCTCGATCACCGAAGAGGCGATCGAAGACAACTTGTACGACAGCTTGTCTGCTCGTTACACCAAAGGCTTGGCTCGCGCCATGGCTTACACCAAGCAAGTCAAAGCGGCGGCAGTTCTGAACAACGGCTTCAGCAGCACCTATGTGGGTGGTGACGGCGTTTCTTTGTTCAGCACCGCTCACCCATTGATCTCTGGTGGAACCAACGCCAACACCCCCAGCACCCAATCTGACCTGAACGAGACTTCCTTGGAAGCCGCCGTTATTCAGATCGCTGGCTGGACGGATGAGCGTGGTTTGCTGATCGCAGCAAAGCCCAAGAAGTTGATTGTTCCTCCCAGCCTGATGTTCGTGGCTACCCGCTTGCTCGAAACTGAGCTGCGCGTTGGTACCAACAACAACGACATCAACGCCATCAAGAACAACGGCGCAATCCCTGAGGGTTACACCGTCAACCACTTCTTGACCGACGTCAACGCTTGGTTCCTGACCACCGACGTTCCTAACGGACTGAAGCATTTTGTGCGTACTCCGTTGCAGAACTCCATGGACGGGGACTTTGACACCGGCAACGTCCGATACAAGGCCCGCGAGCGTTATTCGTTCGGCTGGTCTGATCCTCTGGGCGCTTGGGGCTCATCTGGCTCATTCTAATTAAACCTTAAGGTTTAATGGATTGGGGGCCTTGCGCCCCCTTTCTTTTATGCTATATTTACCTGTGTCAAAACAGGAGAAGCACATGGAATACCCCAAAACCCGCGCTGAAGCAAAAGCCACAGGCGCCAAATACTATTTCACTGGAGAGCCCTGTAAGCACGGGCATGTGGCGCCACGCAAAACCAAAGGCGCTTGCGTTGAATGCTTAAAAATTGAATGGGAAAAAGGCAATCAAACGCGTGCTGAGTATTTTCGCCAATACAACCAATCAGAAGCTGGTCAAAAAGCCAAACGAGAGTATTACGATCGCAACAAAGCGCAAGTCATTGAAAAAGCTTTTTCTCGTCCACCAAAAGAAAAAGCAGCCGCAAAACAACGGTACAAAGAAGCTAACCCAGATTTATACAAAGAGCTTGTCAGTTTGCGACGTCGCCGTTTCCGACAGGCTACGCCCAAGTGGTTGACTGCGGAACACAAGATGGAAATCCGCATGAAGTATCGATTGGCAATTGAGTTGACACGGCGGACAGGCATGCGGCACGCAGTTGACCATATTGTGCCGTTGCAGGGTGAAACTGTGTGTGGGTTGCATGTGCCGTGGAACCTTGAAGTTGTTACGCAAGAAGAAAATTTAAAGAAGTCCAATAAGTTGCTTGACACCGAATGAAAATCCGATATATTAAAGCCTGTCTGGGATTTCACCTGTACCGGACTGGCCCAGCAGACGATGCAACGATTGGTACGGGTACTTTTGCATAAGGACTTTTTGTCATGGCACGCTCCACATTCAATGGCCCAATCCTTTCGGGTGACTCACGCTTTGGTTTCATTCGCAACGTTGGTTACACCGACCTCGTTCAATCCATTCAAATGAATTTCGCCAACACTGGCGGAAATGGCACTGCCGGTTATCCCGGCGGCTCTACCCAGTTTGTAAACGGCAACTTGATCCCCAACGTCAACTCTCCTGTTTACGTTCAAAGCGCAACAGCTTATCCTCCCACCGTTGCAAGCATTACCGCTGATGCTGCAACCACTGTGTACCGTGGCGCTGTGATGTATTTGCCTATCGGTTCACAATTGCTCGACATTTTGGTTGAAGTGGGCACCGCTGTGGGAACCTCTGGTTCTACCATGACTGCCGCTGTGGTCAACGTGGGCAATCAGTTCAACGGCACTCAGTATGGCTCTGCCACTTTGACTGTTGGTAGCAATGCAATTACTGCTGGCACATATTCAGTGACAACCAACCCCGATGCTTTGTGGTCTACCACTGCTGACTTTACCAACCCCACTGGTGTGGTTGAGCCTGGAACTTTCTCTCAGCTTGTGTTCACTCTGGCATTGACTGGTACTGGCACCCCTGCTCCTAACGCGGGAACCTTGTATCTGACTGCTCGATACAAGCAGCTTGATCCCAACAT